GTCGATAGTCGCCGTCGCACGATCAATCCCACGCCATACCTTGCTCGGAGTCCACGGAGGGTTGACGTAGCCCTCATCCCAGACGTCCTGCGGCGTGATGTAGCAGCGCCGCGCCTTGGCTGCGGACACCGGAGCAGAGGTGGCGCCGTCGCTCGTTCGGTACGGCACGGCGCGGTAGTCGCCGTTCGCTTCGAATGAGACCGCATCGACTGGTCCAGACGGGTCGGCGTAGAGGTAGCGGAAGGCGTTGACGACCAGGGGCGGACGCGTCGTTGGATAGGAGATCTCGACCCACGAGCCGCCTCCGTTGTCGCGCTCCACCTTCCAGGCGTCGTAGCCGGCGGTGAGGAGCGCGTCGAGCGCCGTGCTGTCTACCTCCCACTTCAGATCGACGATGGCCACGAGCTGCCTCCCCTAACCGGCGTCAGCGCCCGTTGCGCGTCGCCCTCTTGCACAGCCTCTTGAGAGCACGTACCGAGGCGTCGTGTTTCTGCGCTTCCGAATTGGCGTACTCGATGCAGACCGAATCCCACCGCTCCTCGGGGTCCTCGATCGTGAACCTGTACTCCGTGATCCTTCCACGCTTCATTTCCTCGGCCTTCACGATCCGAAAGCCGTTCATGTGGGCGAAGGCCGCGAGGGCCAAGTCACCCGTGTCTCTGTACGCCGCATGACGCGGCTCAGGTGTACCTCCCATGACCGCCCCCGATTACTCGGAGTCGGCCGGTCGCGTCGACCGCCTCTTCGTCGACTTCTTCGAGCCACCCTTCTTCGGCTTGGGGGCCTTCTTCGGAGCCTTCTTCGGAGCCTTCGGCGCGGCCGGCTTCGCGGCCGGCTTCTCCTCGACCTGCTCCTCCTCCTCGGGAGGCGCGGTCGGCTTCCGCCCCGTGTTGTTCCTGGTCGGATCGGACTGCGGCCCCGAGGCGGCGGCGGGCAACCTGTCGGTCACGCGCTTCCGCACCGCAGCCTGCTCGTCGATGCGCGGACCCTGGCCGCTCGTCCGCAGCACCTTCGCGCGCACGGCCGGAAGGCCCTCGCTGGCGCGGCCCTCCATCTCAAGCTGGATGTGCTCCTTGAGGTGGTCGAGATCGTCGAACTCGAGGACCTCGAACTGCGCGAACTGCGACAGCTCCTCGACCTCCTTCTGGCTCTTGACGATCCGCCACGCGGACGGGTTCAGCGGAGTCCCTGACGTGTACTTCGTCCGCGTCGCGGCCGAGGTGTACGACCGCATCTTGAATCCGCGGCGCTTGTCGATTGGCTGTAGTCTGACTGCGATCATTTCTCTCCTCCTTCGCTTCTGCCCCGAGCAGTTCAGCGGCGACCCCCACGCCTGGATGTGGGGGGTGCATCTGGGGCGGAGGGCCGCCGCTTCCCCGCGTTTCTATCCTGCGCGCCTGCTACTTGCAGACCGCGACGAACTCGAACGTGGTGCCGCTCATGTTGGCGACGACGGACTCCGCGTCGGTGCTGTTGTCGTAGACGAACAGCTTGTCGTTCGCGTAGTCGTAGCTCGGCACGTACACGCCGGCCCTCACGGGCACGACGTACAGGCACTCGACCTGCTCGGCCCCGCGCACGAGCTTGTCGGTCGCGGCCGCGTGAGCGGTCTTGATGGCCTCCTGCAGCGAGGCGTTGAAGTTGGGAGTGCCGCCCGCGACGTAGGCGCCGTCGCCCGCGCAGCTGATCAGCAGCTCCTGCCCACCGTCGCGCGTCTCGCGCACGGCCTGGATGGTCATGGTTCCGAGGCTCATCTCATCTCCTCCGTTCGGCGGTACTTCCGCCGTTCTCTCGTTTCAGTCACTCAGCGTGGTCCTGGTGGCTCGCGCCTCCCACGCTCCGCTGCGGCCGAGGCTACTGGGTCTTGACGCCCGTGACCTTGACGACCGCGTCCTCCCACTTGTACTGGAAGCCCGCGCGCAGCGACATGACCATGATCCACTCGCCCGTGGTGATGTCGCGGTCCGTCTCGACTTTCATCTTGCGCCAGAACCCCCAGATCGCGTCCTTCGGGTCCATGAGCAGGATGACCGTCTCGTCGTTGCCGATGCCGAGGTCGTCGGGGAAGACCGGCACGGGCAGGATGGCGCGGTTGCCGTACTTGTCCGGCGAGTCGTCCTCGACCTTCTTGTCGCCCAGCGCCGTCGCGCGGTCGGCGAGGTAGTCGTGATAGTCGATGCACGCGTCCTCGGAGGTCAGGAACCGCTGCATCCGGCGCTTGCGGTTGTACTCCGAGGGCATCGCCTTGATGGCGTCCTTGAGCATCGACTTCGCGATCGGCACCGAGCCGCCGGCGACGATGTTGGTGACGGCCGACTTGATCATGCCGTCGAACATGGCGAGCAGCGGATCGGCCGAGGCCGTGTCGCCGTTCGCGAGCAGGTCGTCGAGGTCGAGCGCGGCGTACTCGGCCATCATCTTCATGACGGTCGACTTGAAGTTCCCGCCCTCGATGTTGTCCTCGAGCACCTCGTCGTTCAGGCGGATCTCCGCCTTCATGAGGTGGGTGGTCAGGGTGGTCTGGTCCGTGGTCGGCTTCACGCGGTCGGCCGCGGCCAGCGCGTGTCCGCTCGTGCCGGGACGCAGGACGCGCCCGGTGATGCCGACCTTGTCGAGCAGCTTCGTGTGCGACTTGGTCGTCTGGACGTTGACCAGGCGCATCAGCACGGACTCCTTGATCATGTCGACGACGAACATCTCCGCCTGCTCGGGCTGGAGGTATCCTCCGTCGGCGATGAGGTCCGCGACCTCCATGTCGGCCTTCGCCATGATGGTCTTGTTCGGGGTGGCCATTTCGTTCCTCCGTGGTTGCTGTGTCAGCCCTCGTCTTGCGTCACGCACGCGGCGATGTCCCCGCCGCTGGCGAACGCTCCCTTCGAGGGACCTTCGTTGTCGTTGTCGGACTGCTGCATGCCCTTCGCGGTCACCTCTCCGGTGAGCATCACGCTGGACTGTCCGACGCCCTTCGCGAGTCGTGCCGCCTTCGCCTTCAGCGAGGTGATCTCTCGCCTCGCTTTCTTCAGCTCGGACCTGGCCTTGTTGAGCTCGGCCTCGAGCTTGGCGATCTGCGCGTCCTTCTCGCTCTCGTCTTCCTCCGTTGCCTCTCCCTCGGCCACCACGGGAGGCGCGCCCGTATCACCGATCTGCGCCTTTTGCGCCGGAGGCTTTTCGGGTGCGGCTCCGCTGTCGGATTGGCCGTCGAGCGCCCGCTGGATCGCGATGTCCAAGCTCAGCGTCTCGACCTCGGCACCGGCTTCGTCGAGCCACGAGGAGAGATCGGCCCCTCCTCCTTCGGTGCTGCCGCCGTCAGCGTTATCGCCGTCGCCTTCGTTCCCTCCGGTCTTGTCGGTGTGCGCCTGGCCATCGGCGTCACCGTTCTTGCTTTCCTCCGCGGCCGCGTCCTCCGCGCGCCGCTTGATCTCCGCGAGCGCCGCTCGCTTGATGACCTCCAGGTCACCGCAGCTGAACTTCATGCCCTCGCGGTCGGCGTCGTTGGCCGGCTCGTCCCACTTCGACAGCCCGTAGTCTCCGGGCGTCTCGGGGTACTTCCCGGTGAGCGGGGACGGGTCGCCGCTGCGAGCCTCGATCTGGTCCGTCGTCGGGAGCTTGCACGCTGGCTTCATGGCACCGGCGATCATCTCGACGCGCCGCACGGTACCGCGCAGCGGGCCGGTCGATGTCGCGTCCGGTTTCCCTCCCGCGTGCTGGCTGAAGTGGAGCTTCCACGCTTTCGCGTAGTCGCCCTTGAACTTGTAGCTCGAGTGCGTCCCGAAGCGGTTGCGCGGCGAGCCGGTCAGCTTGGCGAGGTACTCGACGAAGCCGTCCTCGTCGAAGTCCTCGGGGATCGGGTCGTCGTCCTTCTCGCTCTGCACCAGCTTCATGGTCCCGCCGTCGCACTTCGGACACGCCATCTGCGTCGTGCCGTCCTCGGGTTGCGCGACCTTGTACCCGCACGAGTCGCAGACGAGCATCCCGTCGGCCTTGATGACCTGGAACGAACGCTGGCGGTTCGCGCCGGCGCGGACCAGGCTGACGAACTCGGGCTCGATGTCGGTGAGGCGAAAGACCTTCGAGCTGCCCTCGTCACCGGCCTTGTTGATCCTCGTGCGTGCGCTCATCTGGTCCTCCTACTCGACCTGCTCGCGGATCGCTGTGCCGCCGATGCTGAACGCACCGATCTCGTGGTCCTGCACGGCCTTCCACAGCCCGTCGTCGGCGACGCGGACGCCGAGCATCCACGTTCCCTTGACGATGTTGTACTCGTTCTCGCCCTCACCGATCTTGAAGTCGCACGGCGCGAGGTAGCTTTCGAGCACTCGCACCTTCTCCTTCCCGAGGGCCTTCCAAGAGTGGCTCAGGTCGACCGCGCCGTGGTATTCCATCCACGCGTGCGCGGCCTTCCGCACATCCTCGGCCGAGTAGATGTCGCCCTGGGTATCGGGCTTGAGCGGAGCGCCATCCTTCCCGTCGTTCGGCTCGAGGACCAGGGACATCACGAAGCGTTCCTCGGCACCGTCCTCGGCCTTCTGAACGATCGCTGTCTCGCAGAGCACCTTGAGGCCAGCGGCCATGATGCTCTTGTTGACCCCGTGCACAGCCTCCCACCGCATGATCGACTCCGCGAGGGACTTCGTCGCATCGTCCTCCGTGCGCTCGGTCTCCTTGTCGATCTTGCCGTAGGCGGCGCTGATGCCCGTGTCGATGGTGATCGTGCGGTACTCGGAGAAGTGCTGCGGGTCGTACTGCCGGAAGCGGTACGACGTGCTCGTCTCGTCGACGCCGTAGTCACCGAAGCCGTCGTGGTTCTTGACCCACTGCCGCGCCGAGGCGAGGTCGAAGTGGTCCTTCGAGAAGATGAGCGACTGGATCGCCCACGTGCCGTTCGCGCCGGGGGGAGTCCTCCCGCCTTCGGGCTTCGCTGCCTCGTCGGCCTGGATGACGTAGACGGCCTCGTCCTCGACGGAGTGAATCGAGATCTCGCCTACCTTCTTGACACGCATGCCGGGGTCGGGGTCGAAGGACGCCAGGCCCGGGCCGGTGATGGCTGCGGCTGCCTTGTACAGCGCCGCGAGCAACTGCTCGTCATCGTAGCCGAAGAACGAGATCGGTGCGCCGTCGTCGTTCTCCCGGCTCGAAGTGAAGATGCCGATATCCACGAGTCACCTCCGAGGCGGGTTTTAGAAGCCGTGTTTTTCCTTCGCCGCCTTGATGGCCTGGGCCTGCTCCTCGGCGGTCGCGACGGGGGCCAGGTCACGGCCTCCGCTCCACGCTTCCGAAGCGCCGCTCTTCTCGGCTCCCTCTCCGGCTCCCTCGTCGTCGGAATCGCCGTCCGAGGACTCCTCACCCTCGTCGCCGCTCCCTTCGTCCTCCGAGCCTTCCTCGCCGTCCTCCGGGCCTCCCTTGTCGAGCTTCTCCATCTCGGGGACGACGTCCTCGATCGCGGCCTTCAGCTCCTCGGCCTTGGCCATGACAGCCGCGGCGTCCGAGATGAGGTCCTTCAGCGCCCAATCGCCGTCGAAGGCGGAGGCGAGCTCGTCCTTCGAGAACGACCCGGCCTCGATGGAGGCCTTGAGCTTGCCGTACTTGGCGAGCAGGGTGTCGATGGCCTCCAGCGCGAGCGCCTGGGCGGTCGGCTTGTCGCCCTTGTCGGTCTCCTCGGCCGGCGTCTCGGTCCCTGCGGACTCCAGCGCGGCGATGCGGGCCTCGAGCGCGGAGATCACGTCCTCGGCGGACTTCTCCACGGGCATCTCGACCGCGACGATGCCGTCGCTGTCCGTGACCCCCTGCTGCTTCACCGCGGCGAGGTTCCGCTTGATGAGCGGGAGCAGCTCGATCTTCCCGTCCTCGACGGCCTTCACCGCCTGGTCGTGCCAGGCCTTGAAGTCGGCGAGGGGCATCGCCTTCAGGGTCGTCTCGGTCGAGGAGTCGTCGCCGTCGGACGTCGCGGCCTTGATCGCGGCGTTGAGCTTCTCCAGCTCGGCCTTCTCCTCGGTAGTGGCTTCGCCCGAAGCTACCTTCGCGGCGAGGGTGGTCTGACGCTTCACGGCCTGCAAAAACTGCTTCGTCATTGGGTGTCTCCTTCCGGCACGCCGTAGGTCGCCCGACCCTGTGTCGGCGTGTAGATTCCTCCATCCAGTTCACAGCGCAACGCGCGCCCGAGTTCTGCCTCGATCTTCGCGAGCGAGTAGCCGAGGTCGCCACGGAACACGCGGAACCAACGCGCCATCATGTCGGCACGCCTCTTCAACTCTGCCCCTGTCTGGACCCGCTCCCGGAAGGCCTTGCCCATCTGCCGCTCGTCCTCGTCGAACGAGTTTTTGAGGACCCGCTGGAACATCAGGAATGCCCTCGCCATCTGCTTCTCGGAGAGCATCAGCTCGGCGAAGGGACCTGCTTTTGAGCCACCTAGTGACTTCGGGATTAGCACTTCCATTTCTACAAACGTACCCTCGTTCCGATAGGACTGTCAACTCGGTGTGTTTGCCCTCGCCAAAACCTCGGGATCGACAGGCCATTGAATCCGGTCGAGGTCGACCTCCAAACCGATGCCGCTGAGTGCATCATCGAGTGCTTGGAGATACCCCGAAAACCCTTCCCATCCACGAACGGTTACGCCGTCTCGGAGCATCTCCGAGTAGTCGACCTCGGCGAGGTCTGCGTTGCGCGCAATCGCGTCCGTGATCCGCCTGGCCATTCTCTCGTCTGGGATCTCGTCCCATGTGCCCTCTCCGCTGGTCGTGTCACCGAGCCACCGCAGCGTTGCGACGACCTCCTTGTCCGCGTCGATGACGACCATCTTGCCCTCGTACTTCGGCTTGCTCATAGGAAAGCTCCTCGCACGTATGCGTGATAAAAACCAACGTGCTCGGGGTTCGATTCGTAGAGCTTCCCGAGCGTCGTCTCCTTCCCTGCTGAGAAGGCCTCGGCCATCACGGTGTTGATCTCCGTGTCGCCGCTCTTGTATACCCGGCCGCAATACTTGTCGCCCCACTTCCCTTTCAGGAACCGGAAGTCGTCCCCTTGGGGTTGCTTCGCGTGCGCCCAACGACTCCTTGCGATCCGCGCCGCCTCGTTCGATCTGCCGAGCATATCGATCGAGTGGGTGATCTCGTGCTTGGCGAGGTGCTCCATCTGCCGGATCGTCTTCCCGGCGATCTGGATGAGGCCTCCGCTACCGAAGTTCGTCGCCCCGGCATTCCTGGTCGCAGCGACTCTCCGCGTGACGATCGTCGGGAGCTTCTGTTCGAGTAGTGCAGCCTGTACGCGAGGGCTGTAGAATTCGAGCGCGTTCTGCCAGAGCTTCACCGACTCTTGCCCCTCGATGATCTCAAACTCGGCAGGCTTCACATAATCACGGAGCGAGGGGTGCTTGTCGCTCCTGACCTCGTGGTACGCGCGGTTGCGCGCTGCGTCGGCGTCGCGCCTCGATAGCCTTCGCGTCTGCCGCCTGATGAGCTGGGCGTCAGCCAGCGTGGCGTCCTTCCCAAGCTGCTCGCGGAAGTACGACTTGATGGCCTTGCCTTTTTCCTTCCTCGTCAGCTCGCGCCCCATCTTCACCCGCTGCGCGGCCATGTACTCCTCGAGCTTTGCCGTCTCGATCTCGATGCGCTTCGACACCTGCTTGATTAGGTGCTCTCCCTCGACGAGGCCGTATTCCGAATAGTCCTTGGCCTTCACCCCAGGAGGGAGTCCGGGCTTCGTCTCCGCGGGAGAGACAGCCGGAGAGCGAGGCTTCGGTTTCGGAGCTACGACCCGCCCTGTCGGTGTGATCTCCGTAGTCGTCGGCTTCGGCTTCGGGCGCACGGTCGGCTCGTAGGGTTTGGGCTTCGGCTTCGGCTTCGGTTTGGGCTTCGGCTTCGGCTCGACGCGCGGCTTCGGTTTAGGCCTCGCCAGTGGCTGCGGAGAGGACCCGCCCAACCAGAGGTCGGGCTTGTCGCTGCGCCTCATGAATCCCTTTTTCTCAAGCTGCTGGAACGCCGCCTCGATGTCCTTCGGCGTCTTCGCGCGACGGAGCTTATCGAGGCCCGACTTCGCGGCCCGTTTCTTGTTGTGATCGAACCGCAAGAATCGCTGCTTGTTGAGCTGTAGCTCTCGCACGTTGTAGACGCGGACGCCGCCAGCGACCTTCGCCTCGGCGAGGACCACTTCGCGCATCAACTCCGAGTTCGCCACCTTGACGTTGAGCGCGACGCCGACGTCGTTGGTCACGACCTTCAGCTGCTTCGAGATGTTGTCGTACAGCCTCCCCTCGCGGACGAGCCGAGCATACCCTCCGGGTGGTTCCGATACCCGCATCCATGACTTCGAGCTCGCGCGTATTCTCGCGGTCGCAGCGTCCGTCTGGTAGGGACGGAACAGCGCAACGTCGCCCTGCTTCAACGTCGTCCTCCCAGAGCGTAGCTGAGACACCATTCCAGGCGGTGCTTGGGCCTCGAGGAAGTCCGCAGGGAACGGGTACAGATCTGGGTCCGGCTCGCGCCCGACCAGGGCAGGGTTGCTCGGCGTCCCTCGGGGGACACCCTGGATCGGTCGCGACGGAGCCAACCCCGTCTGCGGCGTCGAGGGAAGCGGGGTGAGAGGCTTCGGCCGCTTCGGTGCCTTGGGCGGCTTCGGCGGTCCTCCGATCCTCGGCGGTGTGCCTGGCCCCATCGCTCTCGGCACCTGTCCCCTCGGCACGGAGACCGTCGAGCTGATCGGCACGGTCCACGACCGACAGAGATGGTGGTACGGAGGCACCCCGATGTTCTGCTGGGCGAGGTCCTTGTTCTGAAGGTACGAGTTGAATTGCCCGCGGTCATCGGCGCGTCCGTAGCCGCTCCTCACTACGTCTGCGATCTTCGCGCCGCTCCCTGCCGAGACGATACTCTTGACCCCCGTGTTGGGGTTCACGACCTCCTTGAGGAACGGCGCAGCGGTCCTGATGTCCTCGGGGTCCGCGACGTTCATAGCTCCTACGAGCTGCTGGCTGACTACGCGCGTCTCGACGATGGTCCCATCGAGGCACCGGCAGATCTCCGTCGTGCGCTCGTCGATGACCGCCATCACCTCGAGCTGCTCGATACCGACTTCGATGTAGCCGCTCACCTCCGACCACGACCGCCCGCGGTTCACCGCCGCGGCCGCGACCGTGTTGAAGTAGTGCTGGCCCATGCGCTGGTACGCCTGCGGAAGTCCTCGCTGGAGCGCACGCCCGATCTCGTTCCTCCCGAGGCCGTCCTTGAGTCCTTGCTGCACGATGGCGCGACCCTGGTTCGTCAGCGTCGTAGACCTCCTCCCGGCAGCGTCCCGCATCCACCAACCGCTCTGGTCCGCGACTGCTTGGATCGCGCGGAGGTCGGGCTGGTCGAGGGAGATCCCGACGCTCGGAAGGAAGTTGTCGCGGATTGCCTGGCGCGTTGCCTTGTGGACTCCCTTCAGCGTCGTCTCGATGCTCGTCTTCCACGTCGGCATGGCCTTCGTCGCTGCGCCGCCCATCATCTTGTGCATGTCCGTGCGGACCGCGTTCAACTCCCTGCTGATCCCGCGCGAGTCGAGACTCCCCCAATCGATCTTCCGCTTCTTCAGGTAGTCGTCGAGCATCGGCTTGAAGACCTTGCGCTCGGCGTGCTGGAGCTGGCTCGCTAGCCTCTCGGAAATGATGCGGTTGTCGACCGGGTCCGCGGGCGAGAGGGCCTTCTTGATGATGAGGCCCGATGACCCAACGAGTTCGGCGTGTGCCGGCTCATCTCCCTGTCTGAAAGCCTCGATGACCTCTACTCGCCTGAAAAGCGTACACCTCGCCCTGGCCGTAGCTTCGAGCAGTATGACCTCCCCATAGGGCAGAGCCTTGACCGCCTCCCTCCGCGCCTCCTGGAGGCTGCTCCGTGAAAGCCTGACCGCTTTCGGCCCCGAAGGAGCGTTGATGAGGAGTGCGCGGCCCTCTGCCCGGGCCGGGGGCGAGCCTCTCCGCACTCCTGCTCGCCAGAGCGCGACGACTGCGTCCTCCCCGAGGTCCGCTATCGGCTCGAGCGACATAAAGCCCGAGGCGGGAGTGGAGTACGGCGCGAGCATCAGCTCTCTGGTTCGGGGCGCGGTGGGGCCTCGTGCACACCGGCGCGTGCGAGCTTCTCGGGGATCTTCAGCTTCGTCTTCTCCGGGGCCTTGGCAGGGAGCGCGCGGCCGTTCTTGATCGAGAACCAGACGCCGCACTTCTGGCAGTGTCCCGAGCCGCAATGGATCGGGCGGTCGATGGTCGGTGACTCCTTCGCGTTGAAGACCGTGCCGCGTGTGAACTGGAGAGCATTGCACGCGGGGCAACGGAGGACGAGAGCGCCGCTCCGATGCGCGATGATGTCCCCGCGACCAGGCCTCGGACGACGAGCCATTTGGTCGACCCCATCGAGCACCTTGTACGGGCCGTCGTACCACTCACTCATCGTTCCTCACCTCCTCCTCTGCCGCCCTTCGACCACAGCGGCCCGAACTCGACATCGACGGTCGCGACGAGGTCGGGATCGAGGGAGTGGATGCCCGCACAGAAACCACGGTACGCAGCCGTGCCGTCGAGCGTCGTCAGCGCGTAGGAGGAGAGCGGAGAGAACGCGCCGGGGTTCGGCGGTACAGGCTGCGGTGGGTCCTGCTTCTGGTAGGCGTAGATGAGCGCGGCGTACTTCGCGGCCGAGTTGACGATTAGCCCGAGCGCGGTTTCCACCTTCCCGGTCTTGACGTTCGCGAGGACGCCGGATCGGATCGTGTCTACCTCGCACGTCGCCTCGTACTCCGCAGCCGCCATCGTGTCGGGTCCCTCCCCGCCTCCGTACTGCCGCTCCGTGATCTTCGCGAAGGTGAAGGTCAACTCCGTGAGGTCGGGCTGGCGCGGGACCGGGATCGGCAACGGCAACGGGACCGTGATGGACGGTATCTCGTCGGGGAAAAAGTTGGCTTCACCTGCCATCGTTCTCCTCCTGGTCGGCGCGGTACTCGCGTCGAAGAGTCTCGGCCGAGACGTACCGCTCCATCCCACCGAGGCCGCTGATGCCAGAGACGACCCGAATGATCCCCGTGTTGTCGATGGACTCCACGCGGACGCGCCGCATCGGGTGCGGGGTCCCGTCCTCGTCGAGCGCGAGGTTGATCCAGTACGAGCCGACGGCGATGCTCTCGTCGGTCTTGAACAGGCCGCTACTCATCCTCGACCTCCAGCTCGTCGAGATCCTTGAGCGAGGCCTTGACGTCCATGTCGAACCCTGCCGAACGAAGCTCCTCGGTGAGGATCGTCTCGACCCGCGTCTGCATCTGCTCGACCCGAGCCGTCAGCTCCGCGAGGGAGGCCGTGCGCTCCTCGTCGCTCTCGTCGGGGGTGACCATGCCGCCCTCCCCGATCCCGGCCAGGGTCATCGGCATCGGCCAGCGCGACCACTCCTCCTCGACCTTGGCGAGGGAGCGGTTGAGCGCGTCCGCGAGCAGCGAGCGGATCTCGTGCGGGAGGAAGCCGCCGTGCGGCGCCGCGACCTTGATGAGCTCGGCGATTTCCTCCGGGCTACGAGTCGGCGGTGAGTTGCTGCGGAACTTGTGCAGCACGACCCCGATGCGCGGCATGATGTACTTGTTCACCACCCAGTCGATGTCCTCGCGCTCTGGCTCGAAGACCTGCTGCTCGGCGAAGGCCAGGGCAGCGACCGCGGTGGCGCGGTTGAGGTTCTTCGGCGTGTACCCGCGCAGCATCGGAGGAAGGCGGAAGGATGCACCGATCCGATCCGCGCTGCGCTCGTCGTAGTTGGTGAAGGTGGCGTCGTTCTGGTGCGCGTCCCGCAGCGACTCAAATTCGAGCGTCGGCATCAGCGTGCGGTCGTCGTTCTTCGCCGCCTTCATGGGGTGCGCCTCGACGACGAGGATCTTGTGCCGGTTCTCGCTCCCTCCGAACTCCTGGGTCATGCGCTGCTCGAGCCTGTCCTTCATGTCGCGTGGGACCTTCCCGCCTGCGACGAACAGGATGCCCGGAGGGATAGCTGACGAGTCGAGGTAGAAGAAATTGGTTTCGTCAGCCTCGCGTACGCCTAGCACGGCGAGCAGGTTCCCGATCCATCGCGGAGGAGGACACGGCGTTCGAGGGTCGTGCAGAGGGATGTAGATCAGCTCAGTCGCCTCCTTCGCATCCTTGCCCTCGCCGTCCTGGTCCTGCGGCTTGCGCATCTCCTGGATGGAGTCGTAGACCTTTCCCGTCGTGCGGCTGATGACGCGCGGATCTCCCGGCGACTTGAAGAACGACTTGCGGTCGCCGACGATCTGCACATAGCGGCGGAAGCGACGGTGGACCGTGACCTCGCGCCCCTCCGAAAGAGGCGTCACGGGATCGGGTTCCGTGACCTCCACCAGCTCGCCCTCGTCACGCAGCGGGCGCACCGTGTAGCCGGGGATGTAGTTGAGCCGCTTGAGCCGGCCGTAGCCGTCGTTCAGCATCTCCCAGGCACCCCAGCCGTGGCCCTCGATGTCGTAGCGCGTGATCCGCCGCAGCTTGATAAAGCTCATCGTCGAGCAGCAGTTCTTGAAGAACGCCTCGAATATGAACTGCTCGCGCCGTAGTTGGACCTTCAGCTTCTCGATTACGGCCTCGACCTCCTCGTCGGTCACCTCGCCGTCTTCGTCGTCGACAGGGGTGCCTCCCTCCCCGTCGAGATCGGGGTCGGTCTCCGTGTCGTCTGGCTCGCCCTCCGCTTCGTCCTGCTTCTCGGCCTCACCGCTCTCGAGCGCGGCCTCCTCCTCCTCGGCCCACCGCTCGATCTGGAGCGCGTTGCGGACGGCCTCCCACGCCTCCTCACTGTCGAGGTCATCCATCCACGACTCGATGGCGAGCGCCTGGTATCCGTAGCCCTCGACGTTGGTCTGGTAGGCCGCGATATTCGGGGCGAGGTGCGGGGTCAACTCGATGTAGTTGAGGAGCGACTCGGGGTCGTACGGAGGCTCCACCGCTCCCTCACTGCCGTAGACCTCGCGGCGCGAATTCATGGCGACGAGTGCGGCCGACTCGTCGATCTCCCGGCCGGTCATCACCGCTGCCTTGGCCAAGAGCGTGCGGAGGTCTGCCCCTCCCCGCCCTTGGTCACTCTTGCCCTTTTTCGCGGCTCCCGGCATCAGAGGACCTTGCCGGCGATGCGGAGCCGTGCGCCGTTCAAGACTCCTGCGGCCGTCCCGTTGACGCGGACGTAGTTGTAGTGCGCGGGGATCGTTCCCTGGGCATCGGCGGCGCCGAGGCCAGCCTGGATTGCGGACCACACGTTGCCGCTCACGGAACCTTCGAGCGTGAAGACCGCCGCGCAGCCGACAGCAGTCTCGAACTCGTATCCCTTCTCCGACATCTGCCGGACGTCGTGCTCGTGCCCTGCTCCGAGCGGTAGCGACCCAGCGGGGTTCTCGTCAAACTCGTAGACTCTGATCTCGGGGAATGCCATTTGCCTCTCCTCTCAGTTCATGCTCGCGCGGGCCTTCACCATCGCGCGTTGTGCCAGGTCCCTCGACTCATCCGAAGCGAGCGGGTCCGACGCCTCCCTCATCAAGATCCGCGTCGCGGCCACTCGTAGGTCTTGCCAATCCTTGCGCCGCTGCATCAGGTCGAGCACCTTCTCGATCGCCTCCTTCGACTCGGGAGCTTTCCGCTCGTCGACCTGGTCGCGGAGGAAGGCGGCAACGATGCGCGGCTTCTGCTCGTCCGGGGCCGCGTGGAAGTCCGCGAGGACATGCTCGTGGAAGGTCCCGTCGTCGATGTACTTCTTCGCCTCTGCGAGGACACGGTCGAGCTCGTCTGGCGCGACTCCTCCTCCCCGCGTGACGCAGCGACAGATGATGGGGATCTGCCGCTCTCCCTCTCCGTCACCGAGGTCGGCGCGGCGGTAGCCCGTGATCCCTCGGCCGTTGCACTTCCGACACCCCGGCTTCGCCTTCGTCAGGTCGATGTGCTTCGCAAGCCGCACGCGTGGCGGCGAGGCCTTCTTCTCGCTACTGCTCATCTCGCTCCTCCCGTGCCGCGTGACGGACCATCCACATGCGCCGAAGGCAGCCGCGGCAGCCCCGCTCACCACCCTTCGAGATGTCGTGCCGGCACGTCGACGGGGGCCGCTTCTCCTTGTCGGTCACCTTCGCGCTGCGCCCGTCCCCGATCTCGATCCGCTGGAAGTTCTCCCGCAGCGAGCGGAGGCTCACGAGGACCGATGCGACCGGGAGGTCCACGTCGTTGAGGACACACGGCACGAGGAGGTCGAACCGAGCGTCCTGGTCGTCGCGTGGCCGCAGCCCGAACAGATCGGGCCGCTTCGTGATCGCGTCCTCCCAATCCGTGTCGCAATCCTCGATGTCCTCCAGCGCCCGCTCGAGCTCGGCCGGGTCTACGTCAAGCTCGCAGCCGCCAGGGATCGTGAGCCGCAGCCCGAGCACCTCCTCCCACCCCTCGTCGTTCACTCCGACCTCGACTTCCTTCAGCGAGACGAAGGCCGCGTCGGAGAGCTGTCGCAGCGGGTGGGGAATGACCTCGGTCGTGATGACCGCGTCATCTGTTTCGTGCCTGCGGAACGCCGAACCCGTGTCGACGTCCACGAGCGTCGCTGGCTCAGAACGGGTACTCATCGTCGCCCTCGTCGCCGAAGTGGATCTCTGGTACATCTTCACCTCCGTCAGCGTCCACGTCAAGGAAGTGCGCCCGGGCCGCACCGATCATCTGAGAGAACGCGTCCACCATGTCGTCGTGCTTCCCGAACGGGAATTCAATCAGCTCGTCCACCAAGGACCCGCGCCGCCCATCGAACAGCTCCCCGTTCGGGTCAAGGTGAGAGGAGAAAATGATCTTGCCTTTCTCCAGCAACGGGGTCGTGCCGAGGAGCCGCATCTGCTTCGAGACACGCGGCTTCGTTACCTTCACGAGGCTCATCATCTCAGGGTGCTCGTTTATGACCCACTCGTCCACCGTTGCGAGTCCCACCTTCTCGATGAGAGCTTGCCAAGGTTGGTAGGTTTGGGCCTCCGCAAAGATCCTGTCCGCGAGTGCCTTGACGCTCATGCGCTCGTGCCATGCGTCGACGATGTAGACGTTCCCCTGCTCCCGGTCTACCGCGCCGATGCAAGCGCCCGTGAAGTCCTGGTCGTTGTTCTTCTTCGCCCTCGGGTTCGGCGTCCCCGCGGGGTCGTAGGAGGTGAGGAAGATCGCCGCCTCGCTCTCGATGATCTCAGCGAACCGCTTGTCCTCGCGGAGGTCCGCGAAGGCGAACCACTCTGGCTGCACGAGCGCCGACTCCGTGTCGATGGCCTGGTTGCGGAACGCGCGGTTGAATTCGATGCTCCCAATCTCCTCGTACCGCATGCGGAGATGGTACTCGCTCCACTTCGCCGGCCAGATGGAGCCGAAGTCGTCATCGATGTCGTACCGAAGGACCCGATAGGCCTTGTTCTCCATCAGCTCGTGCGAGAGGTCCGACGGCGACCAAAGTGTGCAGATGTACCAGACGCGGGAGTCCGGCTCGAGGAGGTTCGTCCAGTCCGATCGCCACGCCTGTTTGATCTGCTCACGGAGCGCGGGGAAGGACAGCGCGTTGCGGCGGTCCACGACGTCGTCCGCGATGAGGAGGTCCGCACGACCGCCCGTTGCCGTCGAGGTGATACCGAGAGCTTCGACCGATGCGTCTCTGTGCCGCGCCGTCCGCCGGAGGACCAGGCGGTGTGCGTTCCACGGTGCGTCTGGATCGGGGAGGAGGTGAGGGAACACTTCGAGGACGCGGGGGTTCGTCCTGATGTGCTGGTCTACTTCGAACAGCCTCTCCTTCGCACGGCCGTCGGAGGCGCAGACAATCTTGACTCGGAGGTTCGGATTGTTCCCCAGCTCCCAGATGGTCCGACCGACGACGTTGCTCGTCTTCGCGTGGTCGCGAGGCGCGATGACCATCACGCGCTGGTAGCGGTCCCAGGCGTGGTGCCACTCGTCGTGGAACCACTGCTGCTTGTACGGGGAGCCGTCAGCCTCGTCGACGAAGCAGTACTCCATGAACGCCGACGCCGACTCCCTCGCTTTCTCGATCTGCCGCCTTCGTAGTGCTTCGGCCCTCTCGATGAGCTTCGAACGGGATTTGGTCTCAAGGTACGAGGCCCGAGTGATCCTCGGGAGGTGTCCCCGAGGAGGCGCGTACTGCCGAGAAAGACTCGGCGCGACCTCCGCATCCTGGGCTACCGCGTTCACCGATTCTCCGCTACTTCCCGAGGCACCAGACGCATGCCGTAGTCGTGCGTCCCCTCGGGGATCTCCGCGTCTGGTTTCCGCCGCAGCTTGTTCCTCTTGAACGGCCGATAGTCGACGTAGTGATGGTGCCTCCCGAACCTCCACTGGAGGCGCGCGACGTCGGGGTGCTGGTCGACCAACATCTGCGACTTGGGCAACGTGCCGCCGCCGTAGATTTCCTCCGTGTTGCCGCCCTTCACCAACTGCGTGCGTAGCTTCTCCTGAAGGAAGGCGTTGAACTGCGCTGTGCACCACCCCGCCTTCAGCATGTCGAGCGACAGGATCGTGTCCTCGTTGTACCTCCCGCGCCAGCGGAACGGGACGTCGTTCCGAATGAGGTTGCACGAGTAGATCCGCGTGTTGAAAACGACGGGGCCGACCTTCACCTTGCGAGGCACGAACATGAAGTAGTTTGGGCCAGCCATCGCGATGTTCTCGTAGCGAAGGCAGAAGTCCTCCATCAAGCGGAAGCCCGTGCCGTCGCCGAGGGCGACCTGGCGATTCTTCCACGTCCGGTAGAACTTCCGAATGTTGTCATCCATGACCCAGTGCCACTCGTGACCTTCGGAGATCGCATGGTCCCAAATGAAGTTCCGTGCAGCGCCCGCGCCGGTCCTCATCTGGTCGCCGTCGGTAGCGCACGTTTTGTAGGTGCGCTTGTACTCCATGTCGAGCACGAGCACCTTGCTCTCGTCGCCGAGTGCCTTCGCGTACGCCTCCGCCTCTTGCGGCTCGACGACGACGCGATAGGGGACGCGCATGCGGTCGAGCGCCTTCATTGTGATGAGGTACTCGTGCCGTCCCTTCGATGGAATGTAGAGCGGGAAGCGAGGCTGCATGCTACTCCTCCTGGTCGTCCGCGTCGTCGGCCGTTTCCTCCTCCTCCTCGCTGCCCTCCGCGTCGGGATCGTAGTCCTCGGGCAACTCGTCCTCGGACACCCACCGCTCTCCTCGCACGTGGTCGATGTCCACGTCGGGCCAGAAGATCCACTTCGCCCCGTCCGAGAAGTCCTGCCCGACGAGCTTCTTGAAATCCTCGACGGCCTGCTCGTCCTTCAGGTGAACGATGATCGAGCGGTGCGGCCGCGTGTCCTCCTGCCCCCACTCGGGCATCCCCTCCCACTCGGCGTCGGGGTCGTTCGCGTCGAAGTAGCCGTCGTGCGTCATCAGGTTCTCGAGCGAGTTGTGGTCGAACCCCGTGAGGTCCATGTCGAAGTCGCCCGTGTCGATCTCGTTGAGCAGATCCTTGAGGCCGGCGCTGTCCATCTTCGATAGCTCCGCGATGCGGTTGTCCGCGATGAGGTCGGCCCACTCCTCGGCGTCCGAGGCGTAGTCCTGGAAGTCGATGGGAACCTCGTCGACCTGCATCTGCTTCGCGGCCTCGTAGCGACCGTGACCGCGAACGATAAAGCCCGAGCGAGTCGACACCGTGATCGCATTCCGCCAGCCCTGGTTCATGATGATCTTGGCGAGCAGCTCGATCTGGTTGTCGGGGTGCTTGTTGGGGTTCCGGGGGTTCGGGACGATGGTCGTGATGTCGACGACCTTGTCGTGCGCGCAGTAGACTTTCACCCCACTCGCCTCGGGGGTCTTCTTGCTCTGAGCCATGTGCCTGTCCTTTCCTTTCCCGACGCCGTGCGGCGTGCTGGTTACTTCTCCGACGCAAGGGTGAATCCCTCGCGGTGCTTCTTCGACCACAACTCCCAACACGACGAGCAGAGCGAGCGTCCATCGCCACGGATCTCTGCTCCGCAGCCGCAGCACATCTCGCCGCTCATCATGGGTTCGAACCCTCCCTCAACGGGGAGGTCCCGCACGAAGCTCGCCGCCGTGTCCGAGTCGAACCCACTCTTGAACTTGGGGACGACGACGGGGGTGAACCCTGCCGCTTCGATCTCGGACATGATCTCTTGCGCCCGCTCGACCCACCTCCTCCCGCGTATCGGGTGGAAGTCGATCATGATGGCACGCAGCGATGGCTGGACGATGGGGTAGGTGTACTCGGCTCCCTCGACATCAATCTTCACGACGGTCGCGCCGCGAACCGCCTCCTCGTAGCTCACCGCGGGAACGGTCACCCGCCTCTCCTTCCCGCGCTTGAGAACCACGCTGTTCGAGACGCCGATCCCGGCCGAGATGTAGAAGTCCACCGACTCGCGCTCGTCGGCTACCACCGCCGCGTTGACGACCTCGAGGTTCGGCTGCGCTGACTCAGCCAGGATGCGGTAGGTGTCCGGTGTCGGCTCGTACGCGATCACCTTCTTTACGGGGAGGCGAGCCGCAGCGAGCGCGTACTGCCCGACGTAGGCCCCGAGGTCGACGACGACGTCGCCGTGCTGGAGAGGTATCGAGCGGCACACCGTCATGCTAGTCAGAACCGGCTTGCCCGTCCTCCCGACGATGGCCTTGAACCTGCCCGGTACGCTACCGTGCTGGACGTACTCCAGCCTGTCGTTCCTCGGCACTACTCCGCTCCCTTCTTGTCGCTGACCCGAGTCCACTTCTCGCCGTCCCAGACGTGGTTCACTTCCTCGTCCTTCCAGTGCTTGAAGTCGCACCGCGAGAACGTGACGCAGCAGCGCCGGCAGTAGTCCGATGCATTCTCCCGGTCTTTCTCCCGCAGGCGGCGCCGTACCGCTTGCATCGTGTCTCCGTACCAGTACCGCTTGAACCCGTCGAGGCCGTCGTGGACCGTGCCGAAGTTCTCCTTCGTCGACTCCCCCGTGTTGTCCTGGCAGCACAGCAGGTAGCGACCCCGCGAGTCGACCGGGACGTAGAGGAACGGCTGGTTGCAGCGGCGCGCGGGCGGCTTCGTAACCTCCTTGAGTCCGAAGCGTGCTGCGGCTTCCCAATCGAGGTGGTTGTACCACGTGCCCATCAGCCCCGCGCGGAAGCGGCTCTCGGGCCAGTTCTCCGGTTGCTCTTGGAGGACGACCATCTTGAGGCGCGGCCCGTGATAGGTCCACGGCGACCAGGCACCCTCGGGCGCATCGTAGTATTCATAGAACGGATACCCCGCATCATGAGCGAGGGCGATGTACTTCTCCCGCGAGCCGTACATATCCGTGTAGACGATGTTGGCCCCGGCCTCGATGAGCTGGCGATAGGTCCACCGCCCCTTGAGGATCTGCGTTCCGTTGGTCGTGATCTGAATCTGCGAGAGCGGGGAGATCTCCCGCGCTACGGACAAGAACTCGGGGAGGCCCGGGTGGAGAGTAGGCTCACCGCCGAGCACGAGGTCAACACGGCGCGTCGGGCAGAGCGCCGCGATGATCTTCCAGGTCGCCTCCCACGTCGCCTCGTCCATGAAGTGGTACTGCTTCGGCAACGGGTCGAGTCGGCAGCTACAGTGACCGCAGCGCAGGTTGCACCCGTGCGTCGGTTCGATAGCCCATACCCACGGCGAGGTCGGCCCTATCGGGTTGATGATCTTCGGCGGCTTCGGCGGCTCACCGTACCCCCATACCTTCGCCTCGGTCCTCTCCTGCTTTACGCGTGCCATGCGGCCCAATCCTCCTCGCTCAGTTCGATCTTGTCCTGCCCTCTCGCCCACTCCTCGAAGTCGTGCTTCGAGTAGACTCCCGCGAACAGCCAGTACGCGCGGAAGGCCCGCACGAGCGGCCACGTCCAGTGCTTCCCAACGTGGTGCTCCTCCCTCCGTGGGGCACTCTGGTTGAGAGGGGTGTACATCGTCGGGTACGGCTTCGCGCCGAGGCGGTGGATCTGGCTGAGTCGGTACATCGCCTCGCGCGGTTTGTCGCGGTAGTTGAACAGCGAGTAGACCATGATGTCGGAGGCCTTCACGCCGGCGGCGATGAGCCGCTCGATTGCGATCTGAAATGTGCCGTCCTCCTCGATGCGGTCGAAGGCTGTCCTCATCCCCGTGCGGACGAAGCGGAGACGTGCGAGGCGCGCGGCCATCTCGTCGGTGATGTGCTTCACGTCGAAGCCGTTGTCGAAGACCACCTTCCGCTGCGTCTTCTCGAGGAAGTCGAGCACGGCGTACAGGTGCTCGGGAGGAGCCGCGCTCAAGTTGTTGTCGGAGATCATCGCGCACGGCTTTTCGAGTAGGATGTGGTCGCGCCAGCGCGGGTTGATCCACGGCTCCTGCTCTATCCTCCACACGGCGCAGTACGCGCAGCGGTTCGGGCAGCCGCGGCTCGTGAAGGTGAACGAGAACGACGGCCACGGTTTCTCCATCCCCCACCGCAACGAGTAGTCGGGGACGAGCTCGTCGAGGACCTTCGAGAACCCTCGGAAGACGAGGACGCGGTCGCCCATCTCTGAGAGGAGGTGGCGCCACATGAGCGAGGCGTAGATCCCTCCCGCGATGATGGGCGTGTCCTTCGCTACTGAGCCGGCGCTACGTAGCGAGGCGAGGACCTTCGCGGAGTCGTAGGTGAACAGCGAGGTGGCACAGATGAGGTCGACCGGGGGGCCGAGGTACTTCCGCCCGAACCAGACCCGGCCGCCGTTCTGCTTGACGAAGGTCGCGATCTTGGCCAGGCCCAGCGGCAGATACTTCCGACCGTACTGCGGCTCGAGGAGGAAGACGCGCTTGGCCGAGCGAAGGCGGTCGAGTAGCTCGGCCTCGCCTATGACCCCGTCCTGGTTCCTCGCCTGGGCCTCGCTGCAGGCTGTTCCTTCGTTGTTCACCCTCTGCCCCTCCCTGGGCTATCCCCCCGGACCCTCCGACGAACCACGAGCCTCCTCGCGCCCCTGGAAGATCCTGTCGCGGACTGTCACCATTGAGACAGTCCCTACAGTGGCCCTCAGTCCCTCACCCCGCCGAGCGGCTTCGGGGAGAATCTGCCCTCTCGGGTCCTCGGGTTTGGGGGATACTGTCGCAGCCTGTACACCCTGTCCAGTTTCCCTCAATCCGCTGCACTTCCTCCGCTCTCCGAGGAGGCCAGGCCGCGCCGAGGCGAGCGATGGGCCGGGTACTGTAGCAACCTGGAGGCATTGTCTCAATGACCTCAAGATCCGACAGTCCCTCCCAGGTTCCCGGCGAGCCACCCCCGGAGGACCGCCCTCGGCGTGGGCCATTGAGCCACCTTGTTCACCCTGCTCAAGATCCCTCAGTGCGCGACACCGCGCCGCTGATTCAGGAGGAGAAGGCCCCCGGAGGACCCCCGAGCCGCGGGATACTGTAGCAACCTGAGGGTATTGTCCCACTGTCCTCAGTATCCCCCACCCCCGCACGGGTCCGAGGAGGCCAGGCCGCGCTACGCCCCCCGAGCGCGGGGATACTGTGCCAACCTGGAACACTGTCCTCAATGCCCTCAAGATCCCTCACTACCGCGCTGCGCCCAAAGCGCCGAGCCGCGCTGAACCGCCCTCGTAGTGGGATACTGTACGGAATTGTCCGTACTGTAACACCACGCCCAAGTTCCCTCAGTCCCCGCGCCCGCGCCGCCGGCCAGAACCGACGAAGCTCCCCGGAACGGGGATACTGACGCGGACTGAGCAACTTGTCTCAATGCTCCCAAGATCTCTCACCTCCCCACACCGCAGTCGATGGCCCTCGCCGCATCGAGGAAGCCGAGCACCTTCTCCCTCCCGTCCTCGTCCTCGTAGCGAGTCCCAGGAACCTCGTGGTTCGGTGTATCTCCCTCCCCAGGGGAATACTCCCGAAGCCCGCTCACGAGGAGTACACAGCCCTCTGGGACGTCCTCCGAGGCAACTACGGGCGGCATTGGGATCGAGGTCATCGGACCTCCTCCCGAATCAGTCGCGCGATGATGTCCCCGTACCCTTCACCAGGGTTGGACAGCACGACGTCGATTAGGAGGTGCGCGTACAGGTCCGCACGGGCCGTCTCCCCGTTGATCCCAGTCCCGATAGGCGGGGAGCCAGGGAGGCTATCCGCATCGGCCTGACACTCGCTCCCGCGTTGCGACGTAGTCACCCCGAGCGCCGCGTCGAGTAGCTGGATGTGCTTGCTCATCATCACCTCGCATGATCGGGGAGCTTCCCCGTCTCGGCGAACTCGACGATCTCCTCGTCGGTCCAGTGCCGGTACCTGTCCTCACCGCGGTGCTCGAGCGTTGCGTCCGGTGCGCCGAGGAACCGCTCCATCAGACGCGAAACGCGCTCGTAGCTCTTGAGCGCCTGACCGAGGCTCGCGCCCGTCTCGATGTCTACCCCGCCGCTGTCCTTGAACCGCTTGACCCGCCGCAGCACGGAGGCACGGATGAGCTTCAACTCGGCCGACACGGTATTGAGGACCTCCTCCAGCTCCTTCGTCTGCTCCTCGTGGAACCGCAGCAGCGTCATTTGCCGCTTCTCCTGCGCCTCCATCTGCACGTCGAGCCAGAGCTGCTTGATCGGCACCATCCCGACCTCGGGCTTGCCTGGTCCGTCGATGTAGTATCGGGCGGTGTTCTTCGTCACGCCCACCGTCTTCGCCGCACCCTCGATGGACTGCCTCTCGAAGTACGCCGTCTGGAGCGCGTTGTACGTCTCGGCCTTGATGTTCGGGGACTTCTTCCGCCGCTGCGGTGCCGATTTTTTCTTCGCCGCCTTTGGATCTGGCTTGCGCCCTGTTTTGGTAACCCGTCCCTTCGATGTCGGTTTGGCCGAACCGCCAGTTTTCTTCGGGGCCTTGGTCTTCTTCTTCGCGGTCATATCTCCCCTGCCTCCCGCATGCGGCGCAGCGTTCCCTTGAACACCATCCGTTCGTCGTTGATCTTGTCGAGGGTCGCCTGGACGACGAGCTCGGTCACGGAGACGTTGTTCTGCTCCGCTGCCTTCTTGAACGTGTCCAGCTCCTCGGGCGTGACCCGGATGTTGAGCTGCTTCGTTCGGACCCGTTCGCGTATAGACATCACCCCCTGTATATACGCGTGGGGTTCGGTCGGTGTCAAGTGGGATCGTCGGGTATGGGAGGGGCGGACTCGGGTGCTCTCACTAAGCTCGAATCCACCGATGGATCGGGGAGCTGGCCGAGCGCACGTTGCGCCAGAGCAGTACGACTTCCGGCTCCGGTGTTTCCTCGCTCTGGTAGTTGCTTCTCAGTACGGACAACGAGCTACGTTCGGACAGCGCCGCAGCGCGTACCGTGAAGCACTCGAGCACGTCGGCACCGAGAGCCGCCTGCGGCTTCCCCGTGTCCTTGTCCACGCTGGTCGGAACGGTCTCCTTGACGTCCTTCGGCTGCGGCTTCACTTCGGGAGCCGCGGCGGGGGCCAGCGCCTTCTTGCCGGCGTCCACCTTCGCCTTCTCGTCGGTCGGCTTCGGGTCCTCCGCCCCGCACGCGATCAGCACGACCGCGAGCAGGGCCAAGACCAGGATGCCGACGAGGGTCCTCCACGTGATCCTCATCTCCTCCTCCTGTCTGCTGGTGTTACGGATTCCCATCGGATGCCTCCATCATGCCAGAGCCGCAGCGGCCGTCAAGTATAGACACCATCACTCGGCCGTCCGCTTCCGGTTTAGGACGGCCGTCGCCCGAGGGGGCCGACCGTCGTCGATAGCGTAGGCCCGGATCTTGACGTGCTTCCCGTCCGACTTCACGTCCAGCCGCCTGATGAGCGAGAGCAGGATGTGGCGCTCGTCGCGAATGCTGACCGTGAACTTCTCGGAGAGACGCCGCACGAAGATCCTCCCCGTGTCCGAGGCCTCGAGGAGTCCCCACCCATCGGGGAGCTGACCGACCTGAAGGAGTCCTTTCGGGGTGAGGTAGTATCGCCAGTCGCCCACGCCGTACTCGGGGTCGCGCCGAAAGAACTTCCGCTGGTCCGCCTTGAAGTCCGAGATGCTGGCCTTGCACTCGACGAGCACCGAGTTGCCCCCGTACCAGCCGATCGCGTCCGGTGTCTCTCTGCTCGCGCTAGTCATATCCGTGATCACGAGCGAGCACGCGCCGCGGTTCGTCGCCCACGAATCGTTCCTGCGGAAGGGCCGAAGGAGCCAGCGGCGAGCGTGCTTGATGAGGTCGTCGTGGGTCACTGCCGCGCCCCTCCCTGTCCGACCGCCGAGCAGATCTCGACGACGCGCCGGCAGAGGCCGACATCGAACATCCCGATGTGGCACTCCTCGAACGGAATCCCGATGGACTTGGCGAGCCAGCGGTACCCGGCGCCGCGCGCCTCCTTCGCCCAGCAGTTGTCCCGCTGCATCTTCCGCTTCCAGAGTGGGTCGAAGGCCGCGTGCGCCCGCTTCTTCCACTCCCGCAGTTCGGCGTCCGCGAGACGGCCGAGCGGCCGCGCCAAGTCGTCGTTCTTATGGACCCCCACCCACGCTTGGCAGGGACGGCACAGCCAGATGGGTCCGTAGCTTCGACCGTCGTAGACCTCCGCGCTGTCCGTGAGCTCGGCCTCGCCGAAGCAGTACGGGCAGATCACGGCGCGGACTCCTTGGCGCCAGGCCCGCTGCTCGTGCTCCCGCTGCCCGGTCACGTCCTCGCACAGCGCCGCGTCGATTCCCTCCCCGAGATCCTCGGGCGCGGACCACAGATAACTCTCGCTCTCGGGGTGGTAGAACAGCCGCTTCATTCCTTCTCCTTCGCCCGAATCCAGCGAGCGTGAGCAGGGCAGACGTCAACGGTGTCTCCCTCGAGGAGGACGACGCGGTCGGAGGGACCTCCTGGGATCACGCCGGGGTGCTCACCGAGGTCGAGCCGCTCGGGGAGCCGGGTCGCATCGACCTCCGTCGCGCAGTCCGAGCAGAGCTTCCGGTCGCACGTCTCGCCGGCGCGAGATCCCGAGAGCGGGAAGTCGCACAGCTTCGAGGCGGGGTTCCCGCAGCACTCGCACAGCTCGAGGTGCTTGGGAGTCCTCGTGCAGACGTAGCCCCATCCCTCGCCGTCCTTGGTCTTGAACGGGGTGCACGGCATCAGCGTGAGGCTCCGATGCAGATCTCGTCTCCGCAGTACGGGCAGAACTTCGCGCGGTTCTCCCCCGGCCCGTCGTGGGTGAATTCCCAGGACCCGCCGCATGAGGTCTGGAAGACTCCGTCGTCGTCCTCCGTCCAGGTGCATCGCGGAATCTCGGAGAACGGCGCGGTGACGAGAGCGCGAACCGGTTGCATCGCGCACCCCGAGCACCCCTCTGACTGACCCGAGGGATCTGCCGTGCCGCAGCCAAAGCCGTCCGCTCCCGAGCAGAACGTCTCCATCGCATCGCGGATCGCTGCGAGCCTTCGCTGCGCCTCCTTCATTGCGCCAGCCGGTGGGGTCGAGTCGTCGCTCGGCTCGGCGTCGAGGATGGCGCGAACATGCCGGATACTCTTTAGCAGTTTGGACAACGTGTCTGCAGCCTCTTTGTCACGGTGCCCAACCGCCGCATCAATGCCGACTGAGATACGGTACTCTATATTTTCCCAATCCAACGCGCGCACCGCATCGAGCTTGCGCTCCCGCTCGTCAATCATCGACTGCATCCGGTTGACGTGGCCTGCGTGACGCGCGTCTCGGTCAACGAGCAGATCCCATTCCTCGCTCGTGGGACGCTTTTGCAACCGCTCCACCTCGGTCTCCAGCTCGTCACGCTCGGCCTTCAAGCCTTTCAACTCGTTTTTGAGTGCAAGCCGCAGTGTGTTTTCCGCGTTGTGTTTTTTTCGCAGATCTTCGTTCTCAGCCTCCAGCTCGCGGACGCGGGCCTCGGCTGCTTCGGCGCGGGTGCTCACGTCTGCAATAACCACGGCGTCGGTTTCCTCTCGCGAACAGATCACGGCCCGCAACCGCTCCAACTCAGCGCGCAGCTCCGCCGTCAGTACCCGCACCGCCTCACCGTACTTAGACGGGTCGCTCGGCACCTCGACGCCGGAGTCGACGAGGGTGTCGCTGACATTGGCGAGGGCGATCTGCGCGGTGTCCCGCTCGCACTCGGCTGTGGCAGCAGCATCAAGCATCGTGTTGTAGTTGTCCTCCCAGCAGGTGCTCGCATGACGCGCAGCGTCCCGCTCGCGCTCGGCTTGCTCTGCGCGGGCGCGCTCCCTATCAATCTCATCGAGGAGTTCGAGAGCACCGACCAGTTCTGGGCCACCACCGCGAGCAGACCAGAGTACCCTCAGTTTGTCAGTATCGGGTACTCTTGACGCGTATTTGCCCATCACTCGCCCCCTTCCGCGTCGCCGCTCGGCTCGGTATCAGCTAGGAAGTACCGACGCCAACATGAGGCGATCTGCTGTTCGGCTTCCAGTTTGGATTGACAGCCCTCGGAACATTCATCGGCATCCCACGGCACCGCGTCAAACCGATCGAGAGGGCAACTCCCCATGCACTCAGCTATCAGCAGGCACGCACGGTTTAGAGCGCGCCCAGGTTCCGTCGGCGGCTCGCTCGTCCACTTCGGCGGGGCGCTCGGGGAGGCGTCGAGGATGTTGTCGAGTATGTCCCCGCTCAGTTCTGCCGAATTGTCTGAGTCGTCATCGATGTACCGCAGCACGCGCGCGCGCACCGCTTCCAACCTCGCCCGCGCCTCGTCGAGTTCAGCGAGTGCAGCCAATTCTCGCTCCTCGGCAACGCGGAGGGCCTGGTGTGCGCGCTCCTTCTCGCGCTCGGCCTCGACGACCCTCGCCGTCTGCGTGTTCGCTGCCATCTCCCCAGCCTCGGCCCGCTCCTTCCATCGCTTCCACGATTCGAAAAGCGGCCTGGTCCGCAGCCGGTCCACCTCGTCCCTGACCCAGGACCAAGGCGGGGTGTTGGCCTCCTCCGACCAACCGAGGCTCCGTGCGGTCTGTTCGATGCAGATCCCCGCCGTCTCCCGCTGGCGGATCTCGGCTTGCTGACGTAGCGACTTCTCCCGAAGCTCCTTCGCCTCATCCTCGATGAGCCGAGAACACCCCTCGCACAGCGGCTCGTTTGCGAGGTCGTAGGGGCGGACCTCCTCCTCGCACGAGCGGCATTTCTTGACGATTCCCATCACCCCTCCTTGCCCGGCCACTCTGGCAGCGGCATCCAGTGCGTCGGGTGCAGGAACCCGCCGTGCGCGTCGGTCCACCCCTTGGCGCTGGCCATCCACTTCACGACGGCCATGCCGCAGCCCGGCTCGGCGCCGAGGATGGCGGTGCCGTCCTTGGGCGCGCTGCCGATGGGGTGCCAAGGGTGGGCGGCGCCGCGCATGTACTCGCGCGCCCTGCGCACCGCCGCGCTGACCTCCGTGTGCCCGGGGTCGCCGGAGCCACGGTCTTCCCACGCCTCGCACACCGTCCACAGGTGGGACAGCGCGTTGTTGATGCTGGCCTCCAGCTCGCTGATGCACGCCTCGCACAGCGGGCGCTCGGCCAAGTCGTAGGGCCGCACGTCCTCGCCGCATTCGCGGCATTGCTTGACGATGCCCATCACCCCTCCTCCGGTAGAAGCGCCGCACGGCAGAGTCGGCAACGTGGCTCGTCCTCAGCACGTACGACAGCGGTTAAGAATCCCATCGGCGGCATGAGGATACCGCCGCGCTCCTCCCACCCATCCGAAGTCGGCCACTCGCCCTCGCGCCGCCGTATCAGGTGACACGCCGAGAGCACGTCGCCGGCGGCGAAGAAGTGGACCTTGCGCGCGCCTGGCGTGTCCGACTTGAACCATCCCTCATCCATCGCTGCTGGACTCCATCTTGGTGCGCTGCCGCTGCGCGGCCTTGATGACCTCCTCCTTCGTGTACCAGAACCCGCTGTCGGGATCGTCCCAGCGCCCCTCGATCTGCTCGTCGTGATCCGTGTTGCGCTCGCACTCGAAGTGGTAGGAGAATACTTCGGCATCGAAGTACAGGTAGCCGCCGCAGTCATGCTCGTCGAGGGGCAGGTCATCCTCCCCGCTACAGCTCTCGCACTGGTTCCCCAGGAACAGCACGTACGGAGCTTTCCCAGGCAGGCCGAGGATCGGAACCGTCATCGCTGGCGTCTTCCAGTTCGGCGCCGTGCTCGCTACGATCTTGATCGCCTCCTCCAGGGCATCTGGGGATTCGTCGGGAACCCACGAGGAGGCACAGCGATAGAGGACCAGGGCAGCCCACCGCGCCTCCATGCAGCGGCGGTGCCAGCGGCGAACGCGGGCCTCGGTCGCATCGAGCCGCTTCTGGAGATCCGTCTCGTTGTCGAGGCCGTAGGCGATAGCAGTTCCCCGCGCCTTGGTCTGCTTCTTCAGCGCGGCCAACTCCTTCTTCAGCGCGGCGATCTCCCCCTGCGCGACCTTCAACTGCTCACGGTAGATCATTGCTCGCCCTCCCCTCTCGACGGGTCGGCTCCAGTCGTGTCGCGGATCGCCGCGTCGAACATCCCGTGGATCGGGTTCTCGTGGTCGTCGCTGTCCTGATCGGGGATCTTCCGCGACTCATTCGCGAGGTTGCTGTAGCGGTTCGTCAGGACCTCGAGATCCTTTCTCATCTCGCGCACGGCCTTCAGCGCCCACCCGGTCGCGGCCTCGGGCGTGGCGAAGACGCACTCGACCGGCAGCTCGTAGCTGGCTCCCGACGCGTTCGCCACGCGGACCTCCCGCACCTCGTCTTTCCCAGGGTACTTGCACGGCGCGAGGAAAATCACCTCGTCGAGGTGGACCCTGTCGATGAGCTTCTCGTGCCCTGGCGAGAGGACCTCTCCCCAGCTCGGCCACGGGCGCACCGTGTAGACCTTCTGCCCGTACTCGTAGCTGCTGAACCCCGTCCAGTTCTTGCTCTTTGCCTCATCCATAGCTTCTCCTTCCTACGTAGCGCACGCGGCTGCGGCGCTGTTTCTCCTACTCCTCATCATCTGTGATCGCGTACGCTGCCTCCTCGTGGACCGCGCCCCAATAGATCGGCTCTCCACGCACGAGAGCAACGATGTGGCCGGCGCCGATGACTGCGGGGAATGCCCCAACCCAGACGAGGCCTCCGACGAGTACACCGGCTGTCAGGTGCCCGAGGCCGAAGAAGGTCCAGAAGACGATCAGCCCGAGCACGAATCCCGCGAGGGCAATCGCCTCGTACTGCTCGACGTGCACTCCCTCGTGCCGCTCCGTCCGCGTCGTATCCTCCTTCGTCCCGAACGAGTGGTCCTGCAGCACTCCTCCGTGACCGAGCGTGATGCCCAGACAGGTCGCGTTCGTGCCGAACCGAGGCGGGAGCACAGCCCAGACGCCGAGGTCCTGCCAAGCGAGCTTCCCGCGCGTGGAGAGCGCAACGATAACTGCGGTCAGCCACACGACGAGATCCCAGGGTAGCGTCCAGATGTACGAGAGCTTTCTCATCCTCTCCTCCTCACTTCTGACTCCACGGCTTCGGGCCGGTCGGCCAGGTCTTCGGTATCCAGATCCGTCCGACGAAGACGCCCCACGGACCGAGGACACGCTCACCGCTCCGCACGAGCTCGTCGTCGGGGTATCCCTCCGCGAGGACGCGCTCGAACAGTTCCTCGTCCTCGGGGAGACAGCACGGCCCTGGAAGGTCACCGAACAGGCCGTTGCGCCCGATGCAGTAGCCGTCCTCGTCGGCCGTGTCGTAGGCGTAGTAGTAGGCGTACAAGCGGCCGAGGTATCGCTCCCCGCAGACGCCGCAGCGAAGACGTTGGGCACAGCAGTCGCAGCCCGTTCCGTCGTCGTCCTGGATCGGGCCGCGGTGCTCCTCCCCGCGCTCCGGTTTCCCGAGTAGGTCGAGGCCGAGTTGCATCGCTACCTCCACACCACGACGAACCCAACACCGATCGTCAGGTCGCAGCGATCGACCACGTCGATGACGTGCCGAGCTACCCACCGATGGAACCGCTGCCCGAGCCAGCGCCACGGACGCCGCAGCCTGACCTCGACGTAGCCTGGTTGCGCGTTCTCCTCATGCTCAAGGAGAAGCCACCACGCACCGAGCGCACGCTCGAGATCGACCCTGGTGATGACTCGCATCATCGCCTCCGTTGGATCGCCTCGTCCTCGATGGCGATGAGGTCGTCGTACCTCGCGGCCGGGATGACGATGACTACCTCCCCAGCCTCGAAGCCCGCCTCGTCGAGGGCGTCACGGATGCTCGTGCCGTCCGCAGCCCGCAGCGAGATCTTTCCTGGCGTGGATCGCGACGGAACGATCTTGCCCTCCGCAGCGGTCAGCCCTTCGAGATCGCGCCCGCTCATCTCGCCGCTCCGCACTCCGAGCACTGCTTCTGATCTGCGGACACGGAGGCCCCGCAGTTGGAGCACTTCCAGACCATCGTCTTCGGTTCGAGCGCCTTCCTCGCCCGCTCGGCCTTCTCCCTCCGCTCGTCGAGCTGTGTGACTGTTGCTTCCTGTCCCATCGTACGGACTCCTTTCTACGTTCGAGCGCGGCCTTTTCTCCAGTAGACTCGGCCGCGCCGCTGCCGTCCCTGTGCATCAGGGCTGACTTGGTTCGCGTGGTGGGTGTACCCGTGACGCGCTAGAATCTCCTCGGCGCGTTTCCGCTGTACCCAGCGGTCGATGCCGGGATCGTTCGACGAGTGCGACCGCGCCGCGCAGATGTTCGGATTCTCTCCCCACAAAAAAAGCAAGCACTCCTCTGCCTCGCACCACTCCTCGAGGACCTCGTGCGGATCGCGGCCGTCGGTCTTCGGCGGCGCCGCCTTGCTCGGCGCGCGACCGCGGCGAAGCTCCTTCGGAGGGTCAAGCCCGAGGGTGAGCTGGCTCATGCTGCGACTCTCCGAAACTCGCACTCGGACTCGACCAGGACGATGGCCTCGCACTTCGGGCAGCACCCGCTCTCCTTCCACCAGAACCCTCCCGGCGGCAGCTCGGCGAACCACTCGACCTCGGACCATTCCCCGCAGTACGGACACTTCGCTTCGTGCTTCTCTTCGTTCACTTCGACTCCTTGCTCACTGACCTCAGAAGGCCTCGTCGGCGGAGGTACTCGGAGAGCGTGAGACCAGCTCGCTCGGCGAGCCACCGAAGGCGCTCTGCCTCCTCCTCAGTGACCCGAAGACGGAGCGTGACAGAACGGTTCCCGCGCCTGGTCATCGCCGCCTCCTCCTTCGCTGCGGCCGCACCTTGATGCGGTGGTCCTCCGGGCGTGTCCCGCGCCGCTTCTCCAGCCGCTCGTCCATCTCTCGAATGGCCTCCTCGCTACCAATCCCCGCCGCATCGATCCTCGCGTTACACGGTACGCACCGAGTACCGAGGTAGACGAGGCCAGCCGCCTCCTGCTTCTGGTCCGTCGTCTCGTAGATCTGGATCGCCCCTCCGCAGAACGGACACTGTCGCTCCAGTCTGATGCGCTCGCGGCTCATTGCTGCCGTAGCCTCCGGTACGCGCAGCGGATCGCCAAGTACCTCCCGATCATTGCCGCGTCGGACTCGTCTTCCTTGAGCTTCTTGCCCCAGAGGTTCAGGGACTTCACCTTGCAGCGGCGCTTCACCTCCGAGCGGTCGATCCGCGCCGTGCCGAGTTCGGCCGTCTGCCACTTCTGCGGGTAAACCCACTCGACCTCATAGCCGTGCCGGCGCCATGCCTCCTCCCACCGCCCGCCGTTCCGCACGAGCTTCTTCATGCTCTGCGGATTGACCCCGAGGAACTGATCCTCGATGCCTACTCCGACGACGGTGTGCTCGAACCGACGGAGGGTATCGAGGAGGGAGTCTACGACCGCGCTGACCGTGTTCGCCGGGAGGTCTTTCTTGGTCCCAGGCTTTGGCCACGCAACGCTGTCGCTCAACAGCAATTTCGGGTTCGGCTCGACGGAAAGAACCGCCCAACCAGAACGCGCGCCGGGGTCGATAGCTACGATGACATCCATGCGGATCACCATACTGGTTTGTGGCTACAAACGGAAGGAGTTTTGCCCAGTGCTAAGTAGCTCATACGAAGCCCTGGATCTGCCGCTGCACGCGCTCCTCGGGAACCTCCTTCAGATTCCAGAAACCCTGCTGCCCCAGCGAGGCGACAGCATGCGGAAGCACGAAGATCTCCGAGAGGATGTAGCCGTGATACTGCTGATCCCACCACGGCCATTTCTCTGGGTCGTCGCGGCCTGGCTCGAGGAGTCCTCCGAACCTCGCGACGGCAACGACTGCGCGCGTGTGCACGTCAGCGAATAAGCTGTCCTCGAAGGTCAGCGGCGCGTTGATGTTGTAGCCCTGCACGACGTTCCTCGCGAGGTGGACTCCGATGCGCCAGCCAGCGCGCCGAGCCGTCTCGTCGACCGGTGCGAAGACCTCGTCGAGCCGCTTGTATCCCGTGTCCGATCCTCCCCAGCTTGCGCCGGCGTGGATCGCGAAGACAGTACCCGGCTCCATCTTCGTTCGCCGCGGGCGGTTCTCGACGTTCTTGCCGAGGCGGGAGACAGCCCACGCCCACTCGGGCCATAGGGTTAGTGCTTTCATTTCGCTCCTCCTCTCAAAGCTCGATGTACGACCAGAACATCGCCGCGGTATCGCACCGCAGGAACGGCGTGTTGGCGTAGGCTTTCTTGATGGCCTCGACTCCCCCGATCATCATTGCGTCGGCGGTGACCAGGGCCACGGGCATCGGCGCAACCGTGAACGGAATGCCGAGGTCGTTCTCGGCCATGATCCCCAGCTCAAAGCCGAGGCGCGTTGCGTCCTCGGGGTCGACGTAGTGGTTGCCGTCTCGCGTCGGGTCGCACGGCTTCACCGCGATGTGGGTACGGCAGTTGAACGGCCGGTCCTCGTAGACCGAGCAGCGGTCGTCCGCGTCGAGGAACAGGCACGGCTCACTTCGCGCTCGCCAGGGGCCGAGCTTCGTCTCGGGCTTCCGCGCGAAGAACAGATTGGCGGTCTCCACTACCCGCTCGCGATTGGCCTCCATCAAGAGCTTCCCTTTCGGGTTCGAGAGGAGGACCGCGGCCTCGAGCAACGAGAGCGTGACGACGTTGTAGCAGCACATCGAGCAGCCGGGTTTGCAGCCGAAGCCGCCGCCATTCTCTGCGAACTCGCACCACTTGTCGATCGCCGGGTAGGCGACGGACTTGAACAGCCTCGTGGCCTCGCGTACGTCGACGGTCATCGGGGGGCCTCCGTGCTCTCCGCGATCCCGTCGAGGATGAGCTGGTACGGGGTCTGGTGGTACTGCCCGTCGGCGTCCTCGGGGACGTCGACCTGGAGGACCCTCCACCCGAGACGAGCGATGACGTCTCGCGCATCGTCGGGGCCGAGCTCCACCTTCGCGACGATGCGGCTGCGACCGGGCGCGGCCATCAGGATCTTGTCCGCGTGCTCGTTGAAGCCGACCGTGACGAGATCCCCGCTGCAGTACTTCCCACCGCTCAGAGCTTGCGCGACCTTCGCTGCGGCAAACCACCTCTCGCGCGCCCCGCTGCACGGACGCAGCCACTTGAAGGTCACGATCTCGCGGTCGACGAAATCACTCTCGGCCTGAACGATTGCTGCTACCTGCTCCATTGCCTCTCCTTTGCTCTGCTGCGCGGTTCTTGCATCGCCGGCAGCGGTTGTCCTCGTAGCCGTCGAGGTAGTCCGCGAGACGCCTCGACAGGTTGTTCCGAAATCTGCGGTTCCCTTCCGCCTTCCACATCGTCTTGTCCTTGATGCGGAAGGAGACGAGGTGACCGCACTCTGGGCATGCCCAACCGAACAACGTCGCGGCTGCTACGACGTCGTACAAATGCCCGACTTCTCCCACCCAACCGAACGGACCAGGCTGGCGCTTCGCACGGCGCCGCTCATGGTCTTCGAGGAACCAATCCGCGTCCCGCTTCGACGGTGTCTCTCCTCCTACGACGGGGTCGACATGCGTGTGCCGCGCACACCTCGCGCAGCGGTTGTCCGAGTAGCCGTCCCAGATCGCGAAGAGGCGTCGAAGGATCTCGTCCATCGCGGCCGGCTCCTTCCTCGCGTAGCCTGCCTCCTTCCACCCGACGCTGTACTCGACCTTCGAGCCACACGACGGACAGAGCCATGAGAACTTCGCGGAGTCATCCCACGGCGGCGCCGTCATGACGTGCCCAGCCTTCCCAAAAGGACCAGGCCGCGCCGAGTGCTTCTCCCATCGGTCGAGCACGTACATCGCGAAGTCACTGAGCCGCGTCCCGCGGAAGTTCCCTTCGGGGTCGACCGTGTGGCACCGAGCGTTGTAGTGGAACGGAGGGACTCCGAACCCGCTCGCCGCTTCGCTCGCCGCCCGGTGGAAGTCCGCCGTCTGTCGCGACGCGTTCCGCACTGCGTCACCGAACCCAACTGCCGCTGCCCAGAACGCATCCCACGACGAGGATGGAGGACGATACCCGAAGTCGACCGTGAAGCTCCCGTCGTCGGACTCGCGCACGTTGCCGACGTAGAACCGATCGCCGCTTGCGTTACTGCGCCGAGGATCTGACCCGTACTTCTCCTCGTGCTCGGCGATCCTCCTCCGCGCGTTCTCCTTCTCGGCCTCCGTCGCGCCAGGATCGGCGGCGAGCCGCCGTAGTGCATCGAGACGCTGCCGTGTTCCTCTGTTCATGGCGAAGCCTCCGATTGCTCTCTCGGATCGAGCGCGGTATGATGGGTCGCAATTGGAAACGGAGGGTTCACATGGGAAACGGGCGCAAGAGAATTCTGGTCACGGGCGGCGCGGGCTTCATTGGCTCCCATCTCTGCGAGCAGTTGCTCGAACGAGGGGCCGAGGTCATCTGCGTCGACAACCTGTTCACGGGGCGTCGGGAGAACATCGCGCACCTCCTCGATGACCCGCACTTCGAGTTCATTCGGCACGACATCATCCAGCCGCTCATCATCGACGTTGACCAGATCTACAACCTTGCCTGCCCCGCCTCCCCGGTCCACTACCAGTATAATCCCGTGAAGACGATCCAGACGAACGTGATCGGCGTGTACAACATGCTCGAGCTTGCTCGCCAGGTACGCGCTCGAATCCTTCAGGCCTCGACGTCGGAGGTCTACGGAGATCCGACGGAGCACCCGCAGCCCGAGGCCTATTGGGGGAACGTCAACACGGTCGGCCCTCGCTCCTGCTACGACGAAGGGAAGCGGTGCGCCGAGACGCTGCTCACGGACTACCGCCAGCAGAACCGCGTCGAGGTCCGCATCGCGCGTATCTTCAACACGTACGGTCCGCGCATGGCCATCGACGACGGCCGGGTCGTCTCCAACTTCTCGGTCCAGGCACTCCGCGGCGAGCCGATCACCATCTACGGCGACGGCTCCCAGACGCGATCCTTCTGCTACGTCGACGACCTCGTGCGAGGACTCATTGAGCTGATGGAGTACGAGGGAGAGGACGCGCACCGGCCGGTCAACCTCGGTAACCCGCGCGAGAGCACCATCCGTGATCTCGTTGACCTGGTCATCGAGCTGACCGGCACGACCTCCGAAGTCGTCGAGCATCCCCTCCCGCAGGATGACCCGAGGAAGCGTTGCCCGGACATCTCTCGCGCTCGCGAAGTCCTTGGGTGGTCTCCCCTCACGGACCTCGAAGACGGGATGGAAGCCACCGTCCGCTACTTCTGCGAGCGGCTGTACCCGAACGGGGAGTGCGACGATCACTGAGGCCCCGCGTCGGGGTCATCCTGGCGCATCACGACGACCCGGTTCTCCTCCCGCCCCTCATAGACCCGGCAACTCGGACGCTCGCCACGGCCGCATGGAATCGGCACCAGTCGTCGTTCGTCGACCCAGGCTTGGAGGTATCCCCGGATGGCTTCCGCCTGTTCCTCAGCCTCCTGGGGCACGTCAGCGAGTGCCTCGTCGAGCCCCGCCCTGTACTCCTCACTCTGCTCCTTGTCGGCGAGAGCGAGTCGTGCGAGGATGTACTCCTCACCTGTATCTCCATCCAATTTCGTCAACCGACGGCGGCGAGCCTGCTCCTGCATGGTTCGGCGTAACTGCCCTCGGTTCCACGCGTCGACGTTCCTGGTCTGCCGGTATCCGCGCACCTTCTTCTTGTGCGAACCAGACCTCTTGATCTTCGACCTGCTCATTGCGGCAATCCCTCCTTCTGATTCCACCCGAGATCCTGGCCCTCGAACCACTCGATGACTTCGCGCTCGTAGACGTAGCCGCCGCTCCCGAACTTCGCGTTCGCCACCTCCTTTTCGACACGGTCCCAGCAAGAGCCTGGGAACTTGTAGACGTAGAAGTTCGACCGCATCGGGCGGTCCGATGTTTGCCCCGTCTGCGGGATGAAATAGAACACCCCCTGCTCAGTCATCGTCTGCCTCGCTTTTCCGCTGCGCGAAGAACCCCTCGAGCCGGGACTCGTTCGCCATCAGCATTCGGGAGTAGAACGCCCGATGGTTGTTGTTGAGCTTGAACCCATCGTCAGCGTCCGTAGACATCGCTCGGTGCCAGCGGAGAACCTCGAACAGCCCCGCGATCCCGTACCTCCTCCGACCGCGGTTCGCGAGGTCGAGCGCGAGCCTACGAAGCTCTCGGTACACCCAAGGATTCTCGCGGTGGAATTTACGGAAGGCCTCGGCCATCGGTGAGGGGTCTGCCGCCGTGATGTCATCGAACGTCGGGAGTCCAAGCTGTTGCTCCTGGCTCATTCCTTCTCGCCTCCCTTCTGGACCCGCACGCGCTTCCGTGATCCCGAGGTCATAAGCCTGCCGTTGTCGAGCCAGTACAGGTGCGTCTTGCGCGTGCCGAAAGCCTGGAGCTGTGCGTCGGTTCCGCTCCCGTACCAGAAGGTGAAGGCGTACTCCTGCGCGACGTCGGTCCCGCCGTCTCCCGTGAAGGAAGGACGCGCACGGAGAATCCAGACCTCGCACGGGGGCCTCACGACGAACAGCTCGGATCGCTTCTGCGTCGAGAGGAACGCCATCTTGGTCAGGAAGCCAGCGCACCCGTGAGGCGCGAGCATCTCCAACGACTCACGGATGACGGACTCCCCGATGTTGAAGGGAGGGTTCGTCGCGATGATGTCGAACGGCTGGCCGCTCCAAAGCTCGTCGCGGAACCGCTCGACGGAGGTTGAGGCGTACAGCACCCCGCTATCGACGGGCGGCGCCACCTCGCGAATATCGTAGCCGCAGCCGGCCAGGCCGAGCTCGCGACCCGCCGTCGCGAACGGTGCCTTATCTCCGCAACACGGCTCGAGGATGGTAGCCTCGCTCGGCCTGGGGATCGACGCGAGCCGCATCGCGTTGCGGATCGCCCACCGCGCGAGGCCGGGATCGGTCGAGTAGTTGTCGAAGGCTCGCCGCGTCATAGGTCGCTCCCTGCGGCCGACTCGACCGCGCCGTCCCTCGGCAGTCCGAGAGCGTCCCACACCTGGTCGGGAACGAAGGCGAACCGCGACTCCAAGATCCCGCGCGCCGCGACCTCCTCCAGCATCCTCTCGATCGCCGCGTCCTTGATGACGACCCACCCTCCTGTGCGGTAGGGGTTACGAGGGTCGGTCGTCTGCGACTCGTTCACGCTGATGAGGATGACCCCCTGCTCCATGTACTCGACGCACTGGTCGCACGGCTCCATGTCCCACACGGCATCGCGCGGGGCCTCCACGTCGCCCTTCATGCGGCCGGCCAGCACGACCTCGTTCTTCGGCTCCAAGCAGAAGTAGCATCGAGGGATCGCCGGGTTGACCCCGTGCTTCTCGGAGAGGTAGATGCCTTTACCCATTGCCCACCTCCTCCGCAATTTGCGCGATGCAGATCTGCTTCAGGCTGCACGGCTCACAGACGGACGCAACGACCGGGTCCATGAGCAGCGTGGTCATCTCCTCATCCGGTCCCATGGCGCGAGCCAGCGCGGCCTCCCCGCCGAGCATCATGGTGAGTCCCTGTTGCCGCTCGAGCGCCGCTCGGTCGAGGCCGTGCCGCTCGATGCGGATCGTCCAGAAGATCGGGAGGCCAGCGTGTCCGATCTTCTTCTTGCACACGGAGCACTCCGCGTATTTTCTCAGTTCGTCCTCTCGCATCGTGCCCCTCCTAGAACGGGATGTCGTCGTCGTCGGGGCCTGGTCCCTGCGGGGTGCTCGGCGGGTAGCCGTCGTCACCTCCGCGCCCGCCGTCGTAGCCGCCGCCGCCGCCGCTGCCGCCGCCGCCGCCGTAGCCACCTCCGCCTCCGCCCTGGCTGTCACCGCGACCTCCGAGGAACACGACACGCTGCGCCTTGACCTCCGTCATCCACTTCTTCTGGCCGGTCTGCTGGTCCTCCCAGGAGCGCGTCTCGATCTTGCCCTCGATATAGACCTCGCGGCCCTTCGAGAGGTGCTTGCCCGCGCTCTCCGCCTGCTTGCCCCACACGACGATGTTGTGCCAGTCGGTCTTCTCCTGCTTCTGGTTGTTGTTGTCGTAGTAGACCTCGTTCGTCGCGAGCGAGAAGCGGCAGCGAGCCGTGCCGCTCTGGGTGTAGCTCAACTCGGGATCTTTCCCGAGCCGACCAATCAGGATTGCCTTGTTCACTGACATGCGGAACCTCCCTCGGGCCTCGCCCGATGCTTGAGCCGTGAGGCTCGTAACTGCCTGTCCTGGCGGGGAAAGTATCCGCGTCGGTGTCGGCTAGCCCGCCCCGCCAAGGAACGGTCGCAATTCAAATTCTACAACTGCGGGGCGAGTGGAAAAAGAGGTTTTACCCTGTGCCGATTTCAGTCTGGAGGGAAGCGGGAAGATCCATGTGGAACGCACGAATGGCATCGGCGCCGACGAGGCTGATCTTGATGACGCCAGGAAGCTCGAACTCGAAGCGCGGGACCTTCACGGCCTCCTCGTCGTAGGAGCCAGCCTTCAATTGGTCGGCGTACTCCTGCGCGGAGGCGTAGTTCGACTCTGCCTTCTCGGCTCGACGCCGAAGGCGGTCGTTCTGTTCGAGCGCAGTATGAAGCTCGCGCTCAAGGCGCGCGTTCTCTGCGCGTAGCTCGTCGGCCGTCATGGCTTCCACCGACTTTCCGTTCATCGGCTGGCCTCGATCTTGGTCTTGCCGAGCGTGATCGGCATGAGGCCAGGATCGAGTCCGGCCGCGGGGAGGTGAACGTCGACCGCTCCCTCCTCCATCATGTTCGCCGTGTCGAGTGCGCGGCGCCGCGCCTCCTCTCGAAGTCGCGTGAGCTTCGCCCCGTCTCGGCTGTCCTCCGTCGCCGCCTTCGTCTCTCCCTTGATGCAGAGCTTCGCTCCGCAACGAGGGCACGAGAGGACGACGCCGTCACCCTGCATCTTGCGCGGCAATCGGTACTCCTCCGACACCGGCCGAAAGCCAGACCACACCGAGCGTGATGTGATCGTGCGGTCCCTCTCCGACGGTACCGGGAGCGTACCGACAGCCCGCTTCTCGTTCGAGCAGAAGACCTCGACGAGGACGTCCCCCGCGCTGGCCTGGTGCTCACTCACCCTTGCCTTGTCCATTGCCTTCTCCTTTGCCTTGCCCCTGTAAATTGGCCCGGGCAGGAGCAGCCATCCCACCCGGGCCGGAAGAGGCACCGACGGGCGCTTGGCCCGTCAGGAGCGTTCCCATTGTATCAGCGGCCGATCCCGGCTGCAAGCCACGAGGAGTGAACGCGACTCCTCGCCACATCCCGAACGTGAGGGAGAGCAGCACGACGTGCCGCGCTTCGGCGGTGTTCGTCTTCAGCCAGCCCTCGCCTCCGCACTTCGGACACGGACCGTCCACTCGTTCCACTTTCAGCTTCGAGAGGATTCGATTGAGCTTCTCGTAGGACTCCCTCAGTCGAGGGTGCGAGCCGTGCCGAGGGTGGTCGCACGCGATGGCGTCGAGCTTCCCTCCGACGATGCGGCAGATGAGCACGGAGTTGAACCGCACCGTCGCTTCGGGCGTAGCCTCCATCAGCTCGTCCTTCCCCATCAGGTAGTCAGGGATCAACTCCTGGTCGGAGATCCCTACGCTCGCCCCCCAATCGTACGTCGGCTCAACCACACTCTCGCTCCTCCCAGATCTGTTCGAGCTTCTCGACCTGGGCCTCGGTCAGATGCGTCGTCTCGTTCGCGTCCGCCGCGTCCTCAATGAACTGAAGCTCCCAGGCCGTGAACTCGTCGGGGCGGTCCTCCGCCGCCTGGCGACAGTCTTCGAGGAGCTGCTCGATCTGCTCCTCCGTGTACGTGTGTGCCATCTTCTTTTCCCACTCCTTCTGCTTCAACTGAATCAGCTTCGCAGCGGCATCGACCGGACCCGAAACCCTGGTCCCCGTGTTGGGGTCCTTCGCCTGTTCGCAGTGTCCTGCCGGCTCGGTCTTCACGACTCGCCAAAGCTCGGCAATCTCCTCGAGAGAGCACCGCCGCGTCGAGAGTAGTAGTGAGGCCTCGCGGCAGATCAATTCGAGAGACGAGCGCGTCAGGTCGATGAGACGCCTCCGCAGATCTACGATGAGAGGAAGCGCCGAGGACGGCACGTCGAACGTGTCGCTGAGTCCCTCGCTGGAGTGCCTGGCCTTCGTGACGTCTACCCAGATCGGCCTTCCTCTCCACCAGCCGATCTTGAGGTAGAAGTCGTGCTGATGACTCTCGCGGTCCTCGATCGTGTATTTGTGGGTCAGGGTCGCAACGCCGTCGCGGTTGAAACCCTCCTCGACTCGCTCCCAATATTTCATCGTCCTCGCTCCACTCCCCACGCGGCGCCGAAGGCTCCCGCTGCGACCAGTCCGATGACGGTCCCGATCCTCCACCCCCAAAGCTCCAGCGTCCGCGTCGACGTCGCACGGAGCCGCGCGTCATGCTCCTTGTCGAGCAGCGCGGTCATCGACTCAAGGCCACGCTGCGTCGAGTCGTGCGCTTCCTCGAAGACGTGAAGCTGTAGCTGGAGGTTTGTGATCTCCTGCTCGTGCAGCTTAACCTTCGTCTCCATGCGGATCGCGTAGTACCAAAGCCAGCGGTAGTCCGTGATGAGATTGCCCATCGCCGACCACTCCTCCACGGCGAAGCACTTGTACTCCTGCTCGGGACGGAAGACGGTGCGACGGCCCTGCCCATCGCGCGGCTCCAAGATGATGCCCAGAGGCACATCGATCAGGTGCTCGGGGCGAACGCGGTCCTGGCCCTCGGAGGCCTCCTCGCTACTCGTCGGCTCGTCCGCTGACGCCTGGGATACCGCGCTTGAGAATGCGATCGATGTCACGAATAGAACGAGCATTGCTGAGCGCATGGTGAATCTCCTTCCTCTCCTGTACGCTGCGCTCGATTTCCTCGTCGAGCGCGGCGATCTCATCTCGCAACTGGAACAGCTCTGCCTCCAGCGCGGCGATCCTCTCGGCGCGTTCCTTCTCGGCCGCAGCCACGTCGTTGAGGATCTGCTGCTTCACGTCGTCGAAGTAGTCGGGCTGGGGCAGCGGCTCGGGCGTCGAGGCACAGCGAGACGCGCCGAAGACTACGCCGAGAACGACGACGAGGATCGCGCCGCCGACCAGGGCGAAGGCTGGCCACGCGTCCTTGAGTAGCTTCCAGCTCGGTATCCACCACATCAGATCTCCTCCTCATCTGGAGGCCCAGCAAATGGCCTCTCGCTGATAACAGTCGGATCTGCGAGCGTCGGCTTCACGTCCTTCGGAGGCGGCACGATCTCCATGCGCTTGTTGATCTCCCTCGGGACTCCTCCCGTCAGAGCCATCGCGCGGACGTACATGTCGAGCTTCGCCTGGAAGCCGTTGAACACGAGGGCGATGCAGCCCATCGTGATGACGACGCCGAGCATGAACGCGGCGAGGGGCCAGCCGAGTTGCGGCTGCGTGAACAGCGCGATGATCGCCATCGCTGCGAGGAGCAGTTCCATCAGGAGGAACGCTACGAACTTCTTGCTCTCGTGCCACTTCTTCTCGTAGGCGTGGGCCAGCACGGCTCTGTCTTTCTCGGTCATCTTCCTCTCCCTTCGAAAGCCGCTGGGTATTGGTGCGGCCAGTTGTAGCCCGGCTCGATCCGGGTCAGGTTTTCCTTGACGAAGCACGGCACACCACGCGGCGCGCACCACTCGACGATCCGCTTCGCGGCGCCGGCGATAAACTGCCCCGCGGTCTTGTCGTGGGCCACGCCATGCTCGTCTCGCTCCCAGCCGGTGACGCGTCCGAGCCTCGCCTTCGGACCGGTCTGAGCGCCGACGATCACCCAGTCCAACCCCTCGAGGAACGTGTCCTCAGCGAAGTCGGGATCGAGCAGCGGCTCCACGCTGGCGCAGAGCAACGGTGGCCTCGGTTCACTGCCCTCGATGATCTGTCCCGCCTCGTCGTACCGCGGCCTCACCACGCTGGCACGGAGGTCCATCACGCGGCTGGCATCCATGTTGCTCGTGACGCTGGTCCCGACGACGACGTTGCTGGGCCACCCCGAGATCAGGTTCTTCGGGGCCTTCGTCAGCAGAATGAACGTGTGCTTCGGGAGCCTCCGCGCGAACGCCGCGATCATCTCCTGCACCCAGACCGATCCTGCGAGCTGGTGCCCGCCTCCTCTCCCCGTGCCGTCGAGGTACATCCAGTCGGCGTTCTGCGCCGGGTCCGACATGGACCCAATGAAGACCACGCGCGGCCTGGTCGCACGCGAGAGACGAGCGAGCTCGCGCTCCATGATGTCGTGGTGGTAGGTCGGCCGAAACGGGTGGCCTCCGTACTCCTGTGCGTCGACGTACCGCTTCGATCCCATGCGGGCGTTTCGCTCTGCGGTGCGCTTCGCGTAGCAGAACTCGCACCCGTGCTTGCACCCGGTTATGAAGTTGATGCTCTCATCGCACCAATCGATCTTCGTCTTTCCCATCTGCCCCTCCCAGGCACGCTGTCCGCAGCGCGCGCTTGGCTACGAAGCGCGAGGACTCGTCGCTCGTCTCCGTGGCGATCTCCAGCATCGGCTCCGCGAGGAACGAGAGCACGTTGGCCGAGCGCCGGTTGGACCAGGATAGCAGCCAGTCTCGCTGCTCATCTGGACCGAGGCCTTGGGCCTCCGTGACGAGCCAGATGTTCAGCTCATCGAGGGCGCACTCGTTCGGTGGCTCGACGTGCTCGAGCTTCGCTTCGCACTCACCGTCTCGACAGAACGCGCACCCGCCGCACCGCTCTGCGGGTAGGCTCCTACGCTTGTACGACTCCAGGTGCCGCACGTACTCCCGAAGGAGGATGAGCGCGTCGTGCTGAAAGCGATCCAGCACGTCCTCGTACCCCGACTTGATGAGGCCTCTCCGCTTCAGGTCGTACTTGCTGTGGCACTCCACGCAGACCCGCGCCGAGGACGTGTCGCTCGGCTTCATTCCCTTCCCTCCGTCATCCCCGAAGTGGTGGAGCTGTACCCACGGGCGCTGCTCGCAGACGCAGCACGGAGCTGGCGCCATGAACTCGTGGCAAAAGCGGAGGAAGGCACGAGAGCGGAACGGTTTGGACTTTGCGAGGCTCACCACGTCCACCATTGCGTCCCGTCGGAGTAGAAGCGAAGCGCATCGTACGGTGCTCCGAATCCCATGATGGGACCGGCGTCGATGTTCGCTCCTCCCTGCACGTTGACGAAGTTCCCCGCGTGTCCTTTGCTCTTGGCTACGACCTTGGTGTATGGCGGGATGCTCGTCGGATCTGGGAGGCTCACGGTGATGCCCGCGGCCGTCAACTCGACGAGGTCGACTCCGCTGTTGACGTTCCCGCTCGTAGACCGCTGCTGCACGGTCATGAACTTCGGAGGACCGCCGACGTTCTGTGCGGTGAGCCACTCCGCGATGCCCTCGATGATGACGGGCCAGGTCTTCGGCTCTGGGAGCCACGCGGCCCCGGTCGGCTGTGTCTCCCCGATGCTGTTCTCAACGTGGTCGCCTGGAGCGCCGAGCGAGATCCTGATGTTGCCGCTCCCCGAGGCGTCTGCGACTGCTTGGATCGCAGCGATGATGTCGTCCTTGATTGCCATCTACTTCAACCCCTTCCGGCCCGTGCGCTATCGCACCGGGCGCAGCTCGCGCATCGCAGCCTTGTATAGCCTGTTCCAGATCCGCAGATCCGAGGCCGTGACCAGGCCGTCCGATGCGTAGAACTTCTCGTCGATGTACTTGACGTCGTGGTCCATCGGTAGCTCGCCGTTGAAGAGTCCACTCGGCCAGCGGCCGACGACGGTTCCACTCCGCGCTCCGTACTCCCGCGCCCAGAGCGTGACGGCCTCGCGGTCATCGTCGATCTCGACTACGGAGACGAGGTGCGACACGGAGATCCCATCGTCGCTCCTGGTCCGCGTTATCGTCCTCGGCGCTTGAGTCGCGGGTGGTGCTCCATTCCCCTCTTGTCCATCCCCGTCTTCGCGAGATCTCCGAGGGCGATGACTACGAGCACCAGCCCGAGTCCTCCGATCAGAATCATCAGCATCATCCTCTCCTCCCATGCAGCGACGGTGGTACGCCTTCCCGTCGTGGATGACCGCTTGCCCCTCGGGTATCTCCTCGAGACAGGCCGCACAGCGGCTCTCGTCGGCAGACTCCTCCTCGGCCCCAGGCACAGCGCGGCGGTTCACCTCGACGATCTCTCCGTCCTCCAGCTCGACGAGGGTACGGTACACGCGGATCTTCTGCTGCTTCTCCCCCACTCCGTCAGTGACGTCGAGGTCGGCACGCTGCACGAGAGTCCGTCGAGGGTAGAGCAACTCAGAGGACCTGACCGTTGCGTCGGGGAATCCAGCGCCGCCGACGAACTGATCGCCAGGTGCCATCTCGGCGGGCAACTCGTACTCCTCCGAGGAGAATAGGTCGAGCCAGTCCATCAGCGTTCCGGCGTCTCGCGCGCCGCCCTTCGCTTCGCAGCCATCGTCTTGCCGGTCTTGATCGGGCCGTCGACAGGACGACCGCCACGGGTCACGGCACGACGGCGCTGACCGAACGAGGTCGGCTTCTTGTCCACGGTCATCGTGATGTTCACGTCGAGGTCGGCGCCGCTGTGAACGGCACTCACGGCGAGCACGTTGAAGCCGCGCTTCGCCGCCTCCTCCCGAACGCGATCCTTCCATCCCTTCTTCCGCGTGAACTCGTCCACAGGAATATCGATCTCGACGCGCTCCACCATGCGCGAGGCACCCTCCCCGTCCTTCGCTGCGGCATCGTGTCGGTAGATCCCGATCACGGTCTTCTGCTTCGTTGCCATCATCTCCTCCTACGGTGCGGGCGCTCGGCCTCGTAGAGCTTGCACGCCCTGTTGTCGTCGACGTGCTTGCACGTCAGCTTCGTCTTCTTGCACAGCCCGAGTTCGGATAGGAACCGGCACTCGATGTCGTCCTCCATCTTCGCGACGAGCTCCCTGATGTAGCGGAGGATCGATGGGCCGAGGAAGACGTTGCGCTCGAGCTGCTCGCGGTACTTGAGCAAGCGCCTGTGCGCGAGGCCCCCTGGTCGGGCAGCTTCGAGCAAGCGGTCAACGGTATCGATCAGAGCTTCCGCCACGTCACTCCTCCCAATACTCCAGCGCCTTGTCGATGCGGCTGCGGTAGAACCGCACAGCGTCGATCCTCTCGCGGATCGTGCCGTACTGCGCGCAGCTTCCGTCTTTCCTCTGTGCCCTCGGTCCTCCAGCGTAGAGCGAGAGCGGCCCGATCCAGTCGGCGTCCTCCCACGCGAACTCGCTGCCGAAGATCCCTCCCGCGCCGTCCTGCTGGCACTTCGGCAAGAAGTGAGTCATCCAGCGCGTGCCGAGGAGGACGCACAGCTTGGGATTGTGGAGCACCTTCTCGGGCGCGTAGCCAGCGAGGGCCTTCCCGTGTAGCTGCATCAGGCAGACCTCACCGCGCCCGTTCTCGCTATCATTGACCGCATCGGGAGTCACCGAGGACTCCTTCGCGATCATGTAACCGACGACGAGGTGGTCGTTCTTCGCGCCGGGTAGTTGGCCCCCGATGTCGGTAGGCCCATCTTGGTACATGCGGACTGCCTCGACGACGTACTCCGCGAACCTGTAGAAGTCCTCGCGCCGCGGGTCGGAGGCCTTGGCATTCTGATCGTCGAACCACATCTCCCAGAGCTGCACGACCTCCTCGACCATTCGCTCCTCGCTGACCATGTACTCGGGCTGCTCGACCGTCTCGACGGGGGCCTCGAGGTCGAGGGCCGCAGCCTCGTCGCATGAGCAGCAATGCTCGTCGAAGACCAGGGGCGGCTCGGGCCGCTCAACCATCCAGGGGCGCGTCTCTGCCTCCCCTCGATCCGTCGAGCTAGCGAGCAAGAATACTGCCGCCACGATACCGATGAATGCATAGGTAAGAACGTGTCGCATGCTATCTCCTTCCGATAGGCCACCCTTCCGCGAACTGCCAGAACAGGTGGCTGACTCTCTGCTCGTACTCCTCCCACGGGAACCCGGCCGGGTCCCACTTCCGCTTCGAGCACTGGAGGTGCCCGATCAGGCCGACGTGATCCGCGTGTCGCCCGAAGACCTTGCGCGGGATCTCCCCGTTTACGTTCCTCGGGAACTTCGGCGCCATCTTGAACATCTGCTGCAGCGGGACCGGGGGGTTGAAGCCGACGTTGTAGTCGCCCTTCCTCCGACCTCCCTCCATGCAGATCGCGACCCAGAGGCCAGCGGCCCACCGCGCTGCGGCTTCTACCTGGGGAGCGGGGAAGCAAAACACGGTCCGCTTGCGCCCCTGAAGCGTCTCGACCTTCGTCTTGTGCGGAAGGTTCCCCGTGCGCTTCCTGTTCGCGGCAGAGTAGTAGTTCGGTCGCTTCTCCGCGTCCGGCCAGAGGCAGCACTCGGCGCCGACGCTGATGCGGTTGTGCACCTTGCCAGCGTGCCAGGCTACCTCGACGGCATTGAGGAACTGATAGATCCTCCCGTCGTCCTCGATCGCGAACTGCACGGAGAGGCCGCGCTGGTTGTGGAGCACCTCGCGCATGATCGCAGGGTCGGCGCGGTCCGCTCCCGAGTGGTGAAGGAACACCTGGCGGATTCCGCCAATCCCTCCCGCTCGCGGAGAGTACCGCTTGCCCTGGATGACGCGAGTCTTGACCTCCCCGGTCTTGAGGTCCTCGCTGGTCACGACGGAGCGGTTCGTGTCGTACTGGCTGAACCCATCATCCTCGTACCACTTGATGACCCGCGTGCCGATGTCGATCGCGCAGTTGCCGATGATGAGCGCGTTGTCCGCGTTGAACGGTTCTCCGGCGAGCGCCAGCTTTTTCTCGACAGCCATCGCTAGCCTCCTTCCTTTGTAGTTCCCGACGAAGTGTACCACGAACTAGTCGCCGGCCGGTTTCCCTTCTCCTGGTCGCGAGCCTCGCTTGAGGAGGTCAGCAAGCTGGCCGTCGCTCTCCACAGGGACGGGCTGTTGCTGCCTCGCCCGCTGCTGTCCTCCGATGATCGTCGCGAGCGCGGCGGTCTGCATGGCCATCTCGACCTGGATGCAGTACACCTCGCCCCTTGCCTTTACCGCGGCGAGGGACTCCAGCGCGTGGCAATGGCCCTCGGTGTTATCCGCAGCGAGGCACTCGGACGCGAGCTCGTCGAGGCGGTCGATCTCGTCCTGCATGGCGCCGATGACGCGCCTCTTGATCTGCGCCTCCCGAGTCTCGGGTTTGGCCGTGTCGTCCGTCGTTTTCGCGTCGCCGGCGCCGTCCTCGGCCTCCGGTACAACCGTGTCTCTCTTGTCCTCGTTCACAGCGTCTCCCTCCTATCCGCGAAGTGCGGCTGCTCCCACTGCTCGATCTCGGCGTAGTCGGGCGGCAGCAGCTCTACGGCCTCGCAGGAACCGTCGCCGAGAATTTCGTCCGTTACGTCATCGTACTCGATGCCGAAGTCCAGCGAAAGTTCCGGCGGCTCGCTGGCGATCCACACGCACACGGAGGGGCGAGCGCCGTTCTCATCCACCGTCCTCTCGTCACCGAGGATTCGAAGGAGGTATCCACCGCTCTTGGTCCACCTCTCGACGAGGTCATCGGTGGGGGTATCCCCATCGCGCACGACGAACTCGGGCAGTCCGTCCTCCTCGATCCCTGCGCCGCTCGCCTCCTCGTGGTACGTCTCGAGCGCAGCCTGCACAGCGCGGAGAAGACGGCCAGAGTCGGGGACAGCCTCCGCCTGCGGCTCCTCCTCCTCGACGAACTCTCCGTCGTTCTCCGTGTCTTCCAGATCGTCCTCCGCGTCGTCCTGCTCCTCACCACCGTCGGGGAGGTCGAGCTGACGTGCATCGTCCCCGAGGAACGAGGGGTCAAGGTAGCCCGACTCAACGGCGAGCTTGTCGCGGACACGGGCGCGAAGGTCGCGGATCTTGCGCGCGCTCGGCTCCTTCTTCCCGTCCTGCTCCGCGAAGCGATAGGCCTCCTCGGCAGCGGCCTCCATCGCGTCGTAGATCTGGAGCGCCTCGTGTGGGACTCCCGAGATGTAGTCCGCACAGATGTACTCCAGCGCGTGTCCCTGCCAGGTCTGCTCGCGGTACTGGTCCTCACCGCAATTCTGGATGCGGACCAACTCCGTCGCCTTGTTGACGATGGTGTCGCGAACCTCCTTCGAGACACGGAAGCGAAGCGTCACGTACCCGCCACCGACAGGGCCGGTGCCGTCGCCGGTCTTCTCGCCAGGTGCCGCGCCACCCTCGTCGGGGGAGTCGTCGGGCGAGACGACGGTGTGCGAGAGGGCGTACTGGATCTCCTGCTGACGAACGCGCACGGTCGCGACGTTGCCCTTGACCGACGACCGCAGTCCGCACTTCGAGCAGACGAGCGAGACGGATGTCCTGGTGCGCTTCTTCACGTCGAACTTGGTCGAGCCGCACTGACACGCCAAGATCCTCGTCTCCTCTGTCGGCACTCCGTTCTCGGGCGGCTTGCTATCCTTCGCGGTGGTCTTCTCCTCCGGTGTGGTTTTCTCCTCCGGTGCCTCGGTCTGCTTTTTCTGCGCCGCCTCCTTCGTGGTCACCTTCTTTGTGGTCGCCTTCTTTTTCGCGGCGGTCTTCTTCGCCTTTGCCTTGGCCATGCCCTGTCTCCTTTCCTCAGTAGTCGTCTGTCCAATGCTTGCCCCCGCCTACCCGAGACGGGGGGCCAGTGTTGTCGAAAAATCCATTGCGATGATCGCTGCTGCTCCCGCCTTGCTTCGGGGGCGGAGCGTAGCCGCTGCTGTCCTCGTCAGGGAACACGCCGTCCGTACTCGTGTCCCATCCTCGGAGGTACATTCGCGCCATGTCTGCCCAGAGCCGAATCGTACCTGTCTTGCCGTGCGTCGCCTTGGCGACGATGAGCTGAGTATCGGGGTCATCCTCACATCCCTGACGATAGTAGCCGCGACGATACATGAACCACACGACGCGAGCAATCTGCTCGATGGCTCCGCTCTGACGGAGGTCGTACAGCGTCGGCCGCTTGTCCTTCCTGTTCTCGACCTGCCGGTTGAGCTGGCATGCGAGGAGCACGGGGATCTGTAGCTCCTTCGCAATGTCGCGGAGTCCCTTCGCCGCGTTCTCGACAGACTGCGTCTGGTTGTCCCCATCATCCGTTAGCTCCCCGAGGTGGTCAACGACGAGGAGGTCGAGGCCGTGGACCTGCTTGTGCAAGGCCGCGATCTGCGCGATGCGATCCGAGGAGAGGCCAGGCGTGTCGTCTACCCAGAGCGGGAGATCGTGCAGCTTGTTCATGCCGTCGATGAGTCCCTTCCAGTCGCTATCGTGGACAGAGCGGAGCATGAGGTCGTTCAGGTCCACGTTGCCGAAGCGGGCGAGCTCCCGCATGACGACGTACTCCCGCGCGTCCTCGGTCGGCACGTAGAGGGCGGGGCGACCCTGGAGTGCGCAGTTCGTCACGATGTTGAGGCACAAGGCCGACTTCCCCATCGAGGGCCGCGCACCGATGATCGTGAGTAGCCCGGGCCAGAGTCCTCCAGTCAGCTCGTCGATGACGTCGATGCCTGTCCCGACCAGGCCTCCGGGCATCTTCCCAGATTCGATCTCCGAGAACACCCGATGGAGGTCATCCTTGAGCTGCACGGGGCCGTCGCCGGCGTCGGTCGCCGAGGCAACCGTGATTGCCTTCCTAGCGTCAGCAAGGTACGTAGGGACGTCCTCGATGCGTCGCCCGAATCCATCAGCGACGATCTGCTGTGCAGCGAAAATCATCCGGCGCACCGAGGCGCGGTCGCGGACGATCTTCGCGTAGTGGCCGACGTTCGCTACCGTCGCGACCGAGTCGGTCAGCTTGCTCATGACCATCGGCCCTCCGCACTTCTCCAGATCTCCGTTCTCCTTGAGTAGCCCACCGAGCGTCACCGCATCGACGGCCGAACCCTTCCTGGTCAGCTCGGTCATCGCCGCGAAGATGATGCGGTTCGCCTCGAGGTAGAAGTCCTCGGGACCACGGAGAATCGTCCGCACGATGGGCAAGGCATCGTTGTTGAGTAGTACCGCGCCGAGGCATGCCTGTTCTGCTTCGGCGTCGTAGGGTGGTATCCGTCCTTCCATTCTCACTTCCTTCGGCCTCTCACCTTCTGGGCGAGATCGGTGCCGTGTCTATACGCCTCTTGGGTTGCTGGTGAACGTGGGTTGTCTTGCTCGCGGCTGGCTGCGTTCCACACGAACCGCGCGAGGTCCCTCTTGCTGCGCTTCGGGTTGGCGAAGGTCCAGCCGCCGAGCTTCCCGATGAGCGCGGGCACGTTGACGCCAGGACATGATTCGTCGAGCTTCGTCGCGAGGGCCTCGGGGCGCTTTGCGTTCTGCCAGATCGTCTGCTCTCCCTTCCCAGGAACGAGGAACGTCACTTCGGTCATGGCCTTGAAGATGGCTCGCAGCCGATCCGAAGCATCAGGAGGAGGGAAGGAGGAGGCCGGGGCGCGCTCGTCGCGCCGCGGTGCGTCTGACCTACTGTGCTTTTTCTCTATTGCCAGATCCGTCTGTACTAAGAGATCTCCCATCTCCGATCTCCCATCTAAGATCTTTGCCGAACCCCGCACCGAACCGTTCGGGGAAGGGTTTGGGGTAACCGTTTCACGTTCGTCAGCAAATTCGGATAGTTGTGCTCCGCTGCGCTCCAGTGCGGTGCGATACTCCGAGGTCATCAGGTTGAGCCGGGGGTCATCGCGGCCGAAGGCAACGCGGAGGATTCTGAAGGTGCTGATGAGCCACGCATCGCGCCCGAGCGACGGAGGGATCTCGCGTAGCTGGTTCAGCCAGCCTTGGACGATGTTGCGGTTGTCGGGGAGTAGGTGTGCGACGCGACGAGGAAGGGCAATCAGGTTGTTCCCGTGATCGACGAGGACCCACGGCACGCCGCTGCGGTGCCTGGTCGCCTCCAACTGCTTGAAGGCGGAGCGCGTCCGTTTCAGCGCGCGCGTGAGTACCTCCTCGTCAGCCCATCGAAGCTCGCCGTCCTGCGGTCGGTCCCACCCGATGTCCGTCATCACGATCATCGGCGATGCCTTGAGGAGGCCAGGGCACCGCGTCGACCGTGGAGAGGTCAAGAGGTGGACGAACAGGAATCGGGCCGACTCGGGGAGCGACCGAAATACAGGGTCCTCCCAGATGTACGGCTCGACCATCGCGAACGTTCTTCGTCGCTTGGTCATCGGCTACTTCTTCGAGCCGCGCCGACCCCCGCGCCGCTGCCCGTTACGCGGACGGTCGGCCTCCTCGGCAAGGCGGCGTTGCTCCTCCTCGAACGCCTCGGCCTCCTGCCTCTCCAGCTCGAGCGCGGCCTGCTTCTCCTCCTCGCTCATCCCGCTCATGGGCGAGGCCTCCTGACCTTCGTTCTCCTGGCCTTCGTTCTCCGCGCCCTGGCTGGCGTGCTCTTCGTCGTTCTCCTCCTCGGGGTGCGGAGCCTCCTCGGAGGGCGGGCCTTCGTTGTCGCCCTGTCCCAGGCCGCTCTCCCGAAGCATCTGATCGCGGAGGCTGCCCTGCCTCATCAGGGCCGCGCCCTGCACGGTGCGGCTCGCAGCCGGCTCGCCGTTCTCCTGGCCTTTGGCATCCTCGGGGATGATGCGGCGGGCAATCTCCTCCAGCTTCTGGCTGCGGCCCGACTCGTCGATGGAGATGAGCGCGGTGGCGCGGTCGAAGTCGGGGTCGAGATCCCAGTACTTCGCGGACCAGCGGACGGCCGTCTTCATGGCCATCGCTTCGAGGTAGGCAACCCACGGGAGGCGGCGGATCTGCGCCGGGGTCATCTCCTTCTCGCCGTCGTCCCAGACCTTGACGAACCGCTCGCTGCCGTCAGCGTTGTGCTCGACGCGGATACGCTTGTCGGCCAGGATGTTCTCCCGGTGCCGCATCACGGCATCCATCGAGAACGGCTGGCCGAAGTCGTAGAAGCCGTCGTTGTAGCGGATCGCCGCGTAGACCGCGACCATCGGGCCGCGCGGCTTGCGCACGTCCCAGGTGTGGTGAAGGAACGGGTCCGAGCCGAGCCGGTGTTCGAACGCGTCGTTCGCGTGGACCAGAATCGCCTCGATCTTCCGCACTCGCGGGTCACGCCGCGCGAGCTTCATGAGTCCTCGGTATCCGATCTGGAGCTGGGCCTCGGGCTGCGACCATCCCCAACGGCCGTGGTCGTCTTTCTCGCGCTTCGACCTCGTCGCCAGATAGGCCTCCCCGAGCGGCCCCTCGAACCGCAGTCCGAGGGAAGCGGCCTCGAGGACGGCGCCGAGGATCGAGAGCGGTGTCGCCTTGAGGATCTCCTTGTCGGTTCCGATGGTGGCGAGGACGGCGTTGATCCACGCATCGACCTCGGCCGGGGAGCCGAGCGAGCCGGCGATCATCTCGCGAATGCCCTCGCTCTCCAGGCGGTTCTTGACTGCTTCGTACGTCTCGTGTGCCATGTGGTGCCTCTCCTTCGTTGCGGACCTCAGTCCAACTTCGGCACGATCGCCTTGGCTGCGTTCTCGATCGCGCTGTGAATGTCCTCAAGCTCCAACTCCAACATCGCCGTATAGAGATCGGCGCGGGCGCGGAGCTCGTCGAATTCTTCCATCCCTACCTCGATGTCGTGGTCCCTCCCAGCGAAGTCCTCCAGCTCCGTCTGGATAGTGATGATCTGGCTCTCGTTCTCGTTCCCTGCGTCGGCCTTTTTCTTGTCCTTCGGGCCGTAGTAGTTGAACTGCATGCGCGGCTCGCCCTGCTTGTCGTACTTCTTCAGGTCGAGGTCGGGATAGTCGGCCTGGAGTGCCTTCTTGTCGAAGGACTTTCGGCCAGCCACTTCGCGGTACAGAAACTTGTGCGGACCGACCTGCACGGCGTCGAGCTTGGCCTCCTCCATCACCCCCGCGATCCGCCGCTTCGCTGCGTCCATCGCCTTTGCCGCGGCGACCTCTCGTTCCTTTGCTAGCTTGAGGGTGTTGACGGCATCGTTCCAGGCCTCGCCTTCGAGCTGCGTGTACTTCGCCCTGGCCGGCCGCTTCGCCGGTTGCTTGTAGGTCTTCGTCGCGGGAGGGACACCCGGCTCGACGGCTTCCTTCCAGAAGCGAGTCGCGTTGTGCTTGATGACCTCGATCATCTCCTCGTCGATGGGCAGTTCGATGATCTGAAGGGCGACGTTCTCGCACTCGTAGATGACGAGCCTCGTACCCTTGACCTTGCCGAGCCACTTCTTGGGATCGGGGAGGAACGGCAGCTCGCAGACGTTCGCACAGTGGGCGTGGTGCTGGCATTGCACGAGGTAGCTATCGCGGACGCCCGATGAACGGAACGAGTCCGCAACTCGCTGCATCGGTGACTTGATCTCAAGCACCCATCCGTCCTCGCAGAATCCGTCGAAGTCCGCGAACAGCGGCGAGTTCGGATCGGAGACCTGGAAGGTGTTGTACCTCTCGTCGTCCGTGACAGGGGCGTAGACCTTGATGCCCGTCTGGGCTTCGAACATGGCGGCAGCCAGAGGCTCGTACGTGTGGCCTCGCCGAAGGTGCGGGTTAGTCTTGCTGCTGAGCAAGTCGTCCTCGGTGAGCGTCTTCTTTTTCCCGATGTACAGATCGACCGGCGTGTGTCCGTAGACCTCCCCGAGCGCGAGGACCGGCGACTCGGACGAGCCGACCCCGAGGATCTGCCTTCTCTTCAACCATTCGAGTTTCGCGTTCATGCTCTGTCTCCTTTCAACCCAGTCCTGGGTAGGCGTCGTCGTTCACGGTGAACCATGCAGCGTCTTCGTCATCCTGGTGCGCGCACGTCCGTCGGTACGGACACGGCCCCGAACGGAGGACGCACGCTGCGGGGTTGCGCCTCCAGACGTTCCTCGTCTCGCCGCAGTACAGCGAGAAGTCGATCAGCTCTCCCGTGTCGCGCTTCCAATCGCGGATCGCGTCCTCCGAGATGTCGATGGTGGTCCAGTAGACGAACGTCTCGCCGCGGCTGATGAGCCGTTGCACGGTGCTCGCACAACGACCCTTCTCGACCTCGATGTCGAGGCCGTGCCGCTGCGCTTCCTCCACCCAAAGCTCGTAGGTGGTATCGCACGCCTTCTTGCTCATGCCACCTATGCCTGTACTGCCGCAATCTGGACACGGCACGAGATTGACCTTGCCCTCCTCGTAGGTGCCATCTTCGTTCCGCTGGTCGATCGTTCCCGTACCCTTGCATTTCCTGCATTGAATTGTCTCGGGGATCGAGGGCGGCTTCGTCCGCACGATCTCGATGACGGCCGTGGTGACCTTCTGCTTCGCTGCCCTCGACGCGATCCACGCCATGCCGGGGAGGTTCAGATCCATCTCGACCTCCCTGATGACCTCGCCGGGATCGGCGTTCGATGTGAACCTCCGCACGAGCACGGCGGGAGGGAGATGGGCCTCGCTGCGGTCGAGCACGGCATCGATGCGGTCGGCGTAGGTGTAGTCGTCGTCGAGCCTCTCCTCGACGACCAGATCGACGAGCGGCCTTCCCTCCTCCGTGAGCATGAACGTCGGGTCGCGGCGACCGCTGACGCGCTCGAAGTGGCTGAGGATCGCCGCTGCGTCATCGCACGTCGTGGCGACTAGGGCGGCGAGCTGTTCCCGTTCCTGCGGAGAGACGGGGCCGATGGCCTCGAATAGCTCCTGACGATACGCCTCAATGACGCTCACGGCAGCGGCGCGCGTACGTACTGAGGACAAGCCTCGCATCGTAGCGAAGTCGCGCTCGCGGAGAGCATCGTGCAGGATCGTCTTGATGTTGGGCGGCCACGGTGGCTCGTGCTTGCTCTTGCGCCGGTAGTTCTGCACGTACTCGATCTCGAACCGCTTGGGGCAGAGAGCGAGGGCGCGAAGCATCAGCGGCGTGAACCGTCCCTTCGGCCTTGCTTGGTTCTTGGTCATGCCTCCTCCGTTGCGGCTATTGGCTGCGCCGCGTCTAGTCTTCGTCGTCGTCGAAGTGCGGCATGAACGCCGCGCCGTACTCCTCCGGGGTGACCTCCTTCAGCAGCTCGTTGGGATCGCACGCGAGCACGTCGGCGATCTCCTGGAGCAATGACAGTTTGGGGTCGGCCTGTTCCAGCTGCTTGCGCACGTAGGGACGCGACCGACCGAGTGC